TCTCTTCTGGGCTTCTTCCAACATTGAGATTGTTTACTGTAACATGCTGAATAACATTTTCTGGATCAATTATAAATGTTGCACGAAGAGCAACTCCGTCATCTGTAAGAATTCCAAGCTGATTTGCTAAACCAGTATATGACTCATCATCAGATTCTGAATATGCCCAATCACGAATTTGATCCGCAAATGACCACGAATTTGTCTTTTTTAGATCTTCATGTGAGTTGCGCCATGCAATCTTACAGAATTCATTATCTGTTGAACCTGTTAAAAGAACAGCATCACGATCTTTAAAGTCATTAACTAACTTATCATATGCAACAATTTCTGTTGGACAAACAAAGGTGAAATCTTTTGGATAAAAAACAACTACCTTCCATTGTCCTGGAAATGACTTTTCGCTTAATACTTCAAAAACATCATCAGAAGCATCTAGTCTTCCTGGCTTTACGCCAACAATTCTAAATGGACTTAATTTATTTCCTACTGTTTTCATTTTTCTCCTATATATAAGATGGGATTATTCCCGCTGGACCACCAGGGCTCGAACCTGGGACATCAGAGTTAACAGCTCTGCGCTCTGCCGACTGAGCTATGGTCCACTAAGCGCCCCTGAAAGGAATTGAACCTCCGACGCAGACCTTAGAAGAGTCTCGCTCTATCCACTGAGCTACAAGGGCATACAAATTATATCTAATTTATATCGTAATCGTCAATACCGTTTAACGGAATTACACCCTTTTCTTTTGCAATTTTATATCCTTCATTGGTAAAGTGCATAGTTGCTTCTAAGTTTTCATCATACTCTACATTTAACAAACCATCTTGATACAAATCAATTAAAGTACTATCTACATACTCTAAATGAGCCTCCCATAAATCTGGAGCAAGTTCTTTTGTAACTTTTTCATTTAACTCAAAAATAGCCTCGCCATCTTCGTTGTATCCAGCAAGCCTGATTGCACCGATATCAATATAATACTGAATTTGTCTTAAAGCTTCTTCGTCATCCATACTATCTCCCTTGTGCACCAGGTAGGACTTGAACCTACGACTACCCGATTATGAGTCGGGGGCTCTAACCAACTAAGCTACTGGTGCCTAGCTGGTAATTATATATTTGTGTCTTGCTTTTTGTCAATAGTATTTTCTACTATAGACTGAACATATTCCGAAAAGTGTTTTCTTATGCTTCCTGGAGGCCTTGAACCACTTTCAATCCATATTCTTTTATATTCAATTATGTTATCAAATGTAGTGGGACATACTTTTATTCCATTATATTCTTTTAACCTAACTGGAAGAGGCACATGCTTACCACAGCATTTACATTCTTTAGCTCTATCTTGGTATGTACTCATAATATTTGCATTCTTTCTATTGTGTCTAGAGTGTCTCTTAAATCTTGAGGCATTCTTGGCGCACGAATCATATTCATTCTGATTTCTTCTTCTGGCTCCTTGTTATACTTTATAGAGTCATAGGTATGAATTTCTACTTCTTTTAGTATATCATTTTTACTCATACTTATGGCATTATATATTGACCCACAAACAGCGTCAGCTAAATCTTTAGACCCTTTCCTTGGGTGATCTACTTTGTCCCTCATTATTTTTAATTGTAACAATTCATCAATTAACAATTTAATATGAGGTCCATTTAGTCTTTCTTCTAAAACAACCATAGCCATATCGTCATAATGTTTTTTACCAACAGACAATGTTTCAGTATTAATTCCGTATTGTTTTAACTGTTGCATCATGTCATGAGAATTCCATCTATCAAATGTGCAAAGCCTAATATTGAACCCTCTTGTCCTTAATGCTAATATGTAATCTTTAACTTCAGTAAAGTCTACAGATTTATCTGGAGTTGGAGTCCAGTACCTAACTGCATCTATCTCTACTATTGGTGCTGGCTGAGAGTATGTGTCTGTAACCTTCACGTTAACCCATTTCTGAACATGTGCTAAGGAAACTGCACAATGGTCATGTTTTTGTGCAAGGTCTACGTGTATGAAATACTCTTTGTCTGGATCTGGCGCAAACCAATCTTGAAGTCTTCCAAATCCGTCTATAGCTAAAGATAGGTTGCTGAAAGCTTTTTCTATTTTTTCTCTAGACTTAAAGAAAGCATCAACTGCCTCTGGTGGCATACAAGCAAACCGTGAAAGTGCGTCTGGCATATTTTTGTAAAACTCCACCTTGAAGTCTTCTATTTTTTTAGTAGGGTTTATCTCCCATGTAGGTCTTTTTAACGCAAAAACTTTTGGTATTGTGTACGAAACAATATGATCTTCTTCCCATTCAACAACGACCTCATTACCATCTGTTCCATCTGGTAGATCCTCATCCATCTTTAGAGTTTTAGTCATTATTAAAGTTTCTTTTTCTGCTATAACTGAATCGTAAAATTTTTGAATTGGGTCATTTTTAAATCTGGGAAAAGATAAAAGAATAACTTTGCCATAATCTGGAAAACGAGAAACTACTGATCCACGATACATGTCGTATATTGCATCTGCTGTTTTTGCCTGGTCATGCCCTGTTGTATTTTCTGTAGCAAACCCTGAAATCTCATCTAGGATAACAGCAATTACGTTATAACCTTCAAAGGCTTCTCTTTCTGAGTGTCCAGAATAAACATTTACATTTTTATTAAATCTAATTTCTGAAGCTTTTGGATCATACTTTCCTGCAAACCAAGGGGATCTCTCTACTCTAGTCTTAAATCCTTTAAAGAAAACATTATTTGCTTGTTGTGCGTTAATAGCAATATTAATTATATCTATGGTATCTCCTGGAGGCTTTCCATAATATGTTGCAGGATCTTTAAGGCATAACAGTAGATACACTATATAAGAAACTGATATGGTAGAACAATAGTCCTTACCACTTCCCTTTCCTAATTGAGCAATTACTTCATTGCAGGTTTGCTTGAATCTTCTTCTTCCTTCGTCTTCTCCGAATAACTTGATGAGTGTTGATTCTTTGTAGATCTGGCTGCTCTTCTCAATGAGTGTATACTGGTGCTCCGATAGTGGGGGAAGTCCGAGGTACTCTGGACTGGTAACGAATGTTCGTAAGTCGACTGGTCTTTCATCAAATTCTTCTCCATCTAATATGTCTATTAAATCATTAAAATTAAGATCCACTAGATTCCTCTTGATTTATTACAATAGGCTCCACAACTCCTGTTATTTGCGAGAGTCTTTTCGCAACTTCCATCTTGCACTTTGGACAGCTAGCGGTTACATCCTTTAATATTCCAACTAAAATTTCTTGCTTTTTTTCTGTTTCTGCTATTTGAGTAGCAAGCTCTGCATTATCTAGCAACCCTACTTCCTGAAGCATTCCAATTCTTTTGCCCTCGATATCAGCTATCAGTTTTAATGCCGTTGCCTTAACATTTAATTGTCCAGCTTGGTCTGCGTCCTCTACAGTTTTCCATGCCTCTTTTATAAGCATAGCGTAGTGTTGATCGGCGCCAGAGACTGCCTCTTTAGCCCTGTCACGAGCCCCAGAATCGCTTCTAACGACCTCTTTCCACTCGTCTATATACTGCAAGACTTCTGCCCTCTTAAAACCCGTTAGAGTGGCAATTTGGGTAGGATTATTACCCTTAAGTAGTTCTGAAACTACCTTGTTCATTCGATCAAAGTGATCTGCTAATTCGATATCCATATATATACATTATAATCTTAGTTGACTAAAAAATCAACTAGACATTTGCTTGGCAATCTTTAATAATACTAAATATCCAATAAGATCATCAATATCATTGTCTCCAGGATACTCTGTGCCCTTCATTAGCCTATTTAATTTATCATCAATGCGGACATGAAGTTGTTCTCTTGGTCCCGCCTTTGAAAATATTCTAATTGGCTTAAGAGCAGAATTACCATAGGCAATATTCTTTTTAACTAACATATGTGCAATTTCGTGGCAGGTTTCAAGGATTTCTTTACCAGCCTCTGTACCAACTGTGAGCAAATATAAGTCCTGACAATTAAAACTTTTTGAATCTGGAAATACTGGCTCAAGCATTTTCTACCTCGCTATTTAGTGTAAATCTTCCTACTACAGAAGACCTTGGTCCTTCATTGCTAATTTGATGATATATTCCTTCTTTAAAAAATAAAATATCACCTGGTTCTAAAATATAGGTTTCTTTAAAATTTTGCCTATCATCCTTTAGCTCCCATTTATTAATTCCTGCAATTTGAACTATGCATGTGTGCCAACTGTGGTTCTCATAAGGAACAAATTTCTCTGATAAAGCAATTTTTAAAGAACTAAAGTTTAAAGAGATATCAAAAATGTTTTCCATTTCATCAATTTGATTTGACAAAGATGTGGAAATCATTTTAGGCCTATCACGTGGATCAAAAAATATAGAGAAAAAGAAAGTGGCATCAGATTCAATAACAAACTCATTTGGCTTTTCTTTAGAGTACGATAATGTTTTAATTGCAAAAAGATCTTTGTAAGGAACTTCATATTGGGCTGGCGCCATATTTTGTTCTTGTGTTGTATTTTTTTTTCTAGTAGCAATATTAAGAACATTAACTATATAGTTCCAGTCTGGCAAATCACTCATTAAGCCTTTGCAGTGATAAACTCCTGTTTCATTCCAATCATTAATAAAATTATTTTTTATGTCTTCGATAATCATTTTATAAAACCGTTATCCTTTAATGCTCTGTATATGGTCATAACAGTTACACCACACTCTTTAGCAATTTCTTCCATAGATTTTCTCTGAACTACATACCTCCTATGTAGCCAGTCCTTACTTTTATACAGCTTCATCTCTTTGTTAAAACCTCATTTGCATAATAAGCAATTCCAAATGAGTCTGCCACATCAAAATCATCTAGCTTCAAATCATACTTTTTGTTAAAATAATCTACTGTACGCTGCTTTCTAATCTCCCTCATTTTAGATTTATACCAGGAATCAGCATACCCAGGGTTCTCTTTACGAAGTCTATCTTTCTCAATTTTTGTTGGGTTTTTATTTCCAATATGAGCCTGCCAAGATGAAGGAGAAATAGTGATAACACTAGCCCCAGTAGACATAAGCTCAGCAATAACGACACCGTATACATAAGATAATTTTATCACAGCATCTGGGGATCTGACAAGTATTGCTCCCTCTACTGCTATATAGTCTGACTTTAATTCATTTAGCATTGCAGAAGTTTTAACTTTAGCATCATATATCTTCTCATATATATCGTTACCAGTTATATTAATTTTACCCCACTTAATTGGTTTATTATTTTCTAAAAGACAAAATGCTACTGAATTTGTAGAAGCATCTATGCCTAAAACCCTACTTGCCTTTGTCTTAACCAGGCTAGCTAATGTCATTTATCATCCTCAAAAGTTTAGACCTATCTGATGAAGAGTTATTCTTTTCACATTTAGAACATATAGAGAGTTGATTATATCTGCTAAGCCTAGAGGAGCACTTCTTGCAATATCTTTTTGACCCAGATCTTATTGCCTTTTTCTCATAATACTTTTCCATGATCTTTTTATTTGTTGCAACTCTACAGCAATCATCAGAACAATATTTTTGATTATGAGTTTTTGGCTCAAAATCTTTAGCACAATCTTTATTAGCACACTTCATATCTTTATAGGCTCGTAAGCTTCTATCTGAACTGTTCCAGTTTCTTTTTCCCAGCAGTCCTTTTTTATTTTGCATGACTTACATGCTGAACTAGATTTTGTAAATGGCCTAATCGGAAGATCACCATTAACAAAATTATCATACACCTCACACATCCAAACAAATAAATCTTCGATAATCTTTGTGTTTTTATCATTCATTTGTATGGGTATGATTAATAGCTCTTGTGTGTTTTTATTTTCATACAGAAAAAACCCTTCCTGTATATTTTTTATTTTCATATATGTTAAAAGTTGTAGCAAATGGTTTGGGGATGGTGACATTTTTGCCTTATAGACATCCCAAGATTCTTGCTTTGCAGTTTTTATTTCGCCAATTACATCTTTATTATTCCAGTCAACTATGACATCTATGAAGCCCCTGATAGGTGGATATTCATTAATAACTTCTTGTTCTTCATGCTTTAGCAACCCCATTTTTTTTATAATAGATTGTATTCTTTCGTGGGCTTGCGTTCCTTGAGACATATTAGCAACAGCAATTGAATCATTGTTGTCTATAAATACAGCACCGCTAAAGGCTAAGTACCAGTATCTTGGACAATTACCGCTACCATAACCCAACGAGCTTGGGCTAAAAGAAGTTTTTGTCATAGACTGGTCTCCCCTTTTTGTAGAAAGGTAAGCATCATCTAGCATTTTACCAAAAGCTTCTGGATCAAAATTGCCAGAAATCTTTTTAAACTTTAAGTTATTTACAATATCTCTACCCATTATATCTCACAACATACTTGAGGGCATCCACAAGTTTGTCTATAGACTCCTTTGCTGAATAATAAATGTTCTTCTTATTGTTATTTACTGTTCCCGCTTTATCTTTTGCTATTGTAGAATATACAGATGCCATCATAGAAAATTTAGTAGACATTGCTTGCAATTCTATAATTAATTGTGGAGCTTTTGCTGCGGGAACATCTGGATTCATTAACAATTTTACCACAATTGCCAAAGCTTTATCTAGCTGAGAATCTTTCATATATTCATGCAAGTCATTGAATTCAGTAATAGAGTTAATGAGTTCCAGAGTGTTCACATCAGACATTTAGCCAACCACTACTTTCGTAACCAAAGCATAGCCAATCCATAGTCCAACTATGCCCATCAAACCAGAAAATACTGGTGGGGCTGGAATTGGAAGCTTGAAGGCGCTAAATACTCCACCAACAACCGCACCCACTAAAGTGGTTAGAATAATTTCTTTCATTAGAAAGGAACCTCTGTCTCTTCAAAAAATCTATCAGAAGCAATTTCTTTTTGAAGACTGTATGATGTAACTGCTACACTATCGGCTTTGACTTCGTAAGAACTTCTTTCGTTGCCGCTCTTATCTACCCAGTTTTCTTCATAAATTTTTCCAACAATAGTTACTTCTTGGCCCTTCTTAATAGTAGATTTAGCCTGATCAGCTAACCTACCCCATACCTTTACGGTCCACCATGAGGTAGCAGAATCTTCGTACTTTCCAGTTTCTTCATTCTTCACCCTATCATGTGTAACCACACGCAGTCTTAATCCTTTATCGCCTATAAGCGCTGGATCTTGACCAAGCCTACCTACTAATGTAATAGTTGGATTTGGCATCTCTATATCTCCCTGTTCTCCCAGGCATCCATTAGCTCTTCTAATAACGCCCATTCAATCACTGCTAGTCTTGTCTTGTTACTTTCGGAACCCAAGACCAGCTTTAGTACTGGATACTTGTCTCTATTTACCTTGAAGGTATCAGTACAAATCTTTGCCCACATCTTTTCAGATATTGATATGCTTGATGAATATTCTTTATAATCTACAACAAAACTTTTCCATTGAGCATCACCCTTACTGTAGTCTCCACGCCCACTATTTTTTTGCTGCTTTGCCCCGTCACGTTTTGCTTCGCCTCTTTCGGTCATGAGTTAACCTTTAAAGAGTTATTGTGTCCATTGGGGCAAGTCCAAGTCATAATGAAGTTAACGGTATCCCAAAAATACTCTGAAGAGTCTAGATCACATTTTGAGCATGGCTTACTTCCAATAATTAATTCTATGTTTTTATTTTGTACTTCTGTTGGCTTAGGTCCAATAAATTCATTAATGCTTGGCATATATTTTATTATTCAACTCCTCAACAACATTTGGATTATCACGTAGATACTGTACGGCCTTTGCCCTACCCTGAAATCTTTCTTCACCAATTGTATACCAGGCTCCACCTTTTTCTATAACACCGCACATTTCTGCAACGTCTAGTGTTTCTCCTACAGAGTCGACTCCTAAAGATTCTCCTTGGAAGTAAAAGTCATATTGCCCTGATAAATTTGGGGGCCCAAGCTTGTTGTAATCAATAATCCAATTGACTGGCCTTCCGATTCTTTGTTCAATAATCTTGTCGCCAACTTTAACACCAGCTTTAATAGCATTAGCCTCGGCTTCAGAAGACCAAAGCTTGATGACTGTTGATGAGAAGAACTTGACTGCCATTCCTCCTGTTGGTATGTGGCTGGCATGCATAGATCCAAATTGGTTTCTTTGCTGTGAAATGAGTACAAGTAATGTATTTTTGTTTGCATAATTTAACATTTTGACCGCATGGGTCATATCCTTTGCTTCTGCTCCTATTTGCTTAGTGTCCTCAAGCTTTTTGAGTTCTGAGCTATCTTTTTCAAAATATATGGCTGGCAATAAAGCAGATATGGAGTCAACAACAATTATATCCACTTCAGCATCCATCAGTTGTGTTGCAACATCTACCATATCATTAACTGTTTTGGCAGATGAATATATTAACTCTTCTGAATTTACGCCCAACTTTTCAGCCCAAGATTTATCATATGAGTGCTCTGCGTCTATCCAGGCGCAAGTTTTTCCTGCCTTTTGAGCCTCTGCAATCATTTGCAAGCAGAATGATGACTTACCAGCAGACTTATTGCCCCAAACTAAAACCTGTCTTCCAAAGCCAAGTCCTCCACGTAATGCCAAGTTTAGTCCAATGCTAGGAGTGGGTTGCTTTTCAACAGTAACATCTACTGCAGACTGCACCCTATTTCTTGTTTTAGGGTCAAGCTTTGCTAATATATCATCTATTTGTATTGTCATTATTCTCTTTCTTTATGTAAGTATAGCATTAAAACAAATTTCCGTGAAGTCTAGGACGTAAATTGTTTTTATTAATTTTATTTTGTAATATTTCGTCTAAACTATGTATTACATGTTCTTCATTTCTCATCGCAGCATATAAATCTAAAATTCTAATAATAATATCTGCGATTTCTTCTACAACCTTTTCAGAACCTTGGTTTTTTCTGATTGCTTCTAGAACTTCAGTGACTTCAGAATGCACTAAAGCTAACTTGTTACCAACTTTGTCATATGAATATTCTCCGTCCCAAAACCCTTTCTCCTTAGCAGTTTCGTGCAATACCGCTGACAATGCATCAAGTCCATAATCAGTCATTAACGAGTTCATATTCTTGATCATCACCATCTTCACGCAATTTAAATTCAAAAGAAAGTGTTTCATCATTGTATGTAACAGATAGTTGCTTGTCTTTATTATTTGAAGACATAAACAATTCTGTTGGTATTTCTACTGAGCCCAACTTGGTTAATATTGCTACCAAAATTCTAGAAGCATTCATTGCTTCAAATATTTCTTCTGGTGTTTGTGTCACTTTATCTCCTTTATCATTAAAGTGCCGTCATCTAATTTCTTTAGAATAGGCGTACATATCATTCCTTCACGCATTTTTGCCAAGGCTATTGGATACATGCTAGAAAACGCAATTGCTCTTGTAAGGTTCTTATCTTTATCAGACATAACTATATGAGCCATAGTTTTGCCTTGTTTTGTTTTGTAAGGAGTAAAGCTTATCACAATCCTCTGCTCCTCGTCAATATCATATCCACTTGAGTATAAATATTTTATAAATATATCATCAGAATCTTCTTTAATATCATCTACTTTTACATAACGAGATATTCTATTGTCTCCCACCAGAATAAAATACATCTTTCCAGTCTCTATTGGAGTTTGTTCGTTATGGAAAAGACCAACTGAACCACTCTCGTCTACTAACTCAACTCTTGACCAGCCAGACCCACGCTTAATATTTTTAACCATACCAAACATTGGGAATGATCCTAAGTCATCGAACTCTACGATAGGTCTAGCCTGAGCTTTAATTTTAGGATTCATGCCAACATTAAATTGTGGTATGTTCAAAAACTCATAATAGTTATTCTCTTCTTTTCCAGTTCTGGGATTATCCTCAAAGGCTGCGCCACCTATAGCATTTAATGCAGCTATAGCCCTAGAGTTTATTCCACTGCCCTTCTTAGAGGCTTTTGAAATAAAGTCAGCATAATCCTTATAAGGCCTTTGCTCCATAATCTTATTAGCAATGTTATCTGATATAAACTTAACTTCTGCCAAACCAAATCTAATTGAGTCTTTTTGCAATGAAAAATAAATTTCTGACTCATTGACATGAGGCAACTTTATCTTAAGACCTAATCTTTTTGCCTCAATCAGATATTCTGTTCTTGCATCTTTGTCGTTTTCGTTTTTAAGGATCGAGAATAAAAATTCAAGAGGATAATGATGCTTAAGCCAAGCGGTATAATAAGAAAGCATAGAGTAAGCAACAGCATGAGACCTATTGAACGAGTAGCCTGCATGGGCTTCAAAGGTCTTCCAGAGGTGCTCTGCTTCTTCTTTGCTGATATGCTGTGTAGCGCCTTGAATAAATTTATCTTTAAATGGACTGAGTTCTTTTGCATCCTGCTTCTTTCCAATAACCTTTCTCACCTTGTCTGCTTCAGACCAGGTCATTCCCCCTAAGTATACACAGGCCTGCATAACCTGCTCTTGATAGATAATTACACCGTAAGTGTTTTCTGTAAATGGTCTCATTATGGGGTGGATATATTTAACTGCTTCCTGACCATGTTTTCTTTTTATGTAAGATAGTCCCACTGTGTCCATTGCCCCTGGTCTTACCAAAGCATTGGAAGCTGCGAGGTCTTCAAAAGTAGAAACCTGCATTCTTATTAGCAAGTTTGTGTATGGTGTCGCTTCAGCCTGAAACACTCCCATGGTATAGCCATCGCTTAAGCTTTTATATATAGCAGCATCGTCTAATGGTATACTTGACAAGTTAATTTCTTTTCCATATCTTTCTTTTACAGAAGACAGTGTATCTGAAATAACCGAAAGGGTTTTAAGTCCTAGGGCATCTAATTTAATTAGACCTATATCGGCAACAGTATCCATATCGTATGCAACTACTGGAATTCTTCCAGACACCTTATCTTGTGCATCTTCACGAGACTCAATTGGTGCGTAGTTTCTAATATCATCTTTAGCGACAACAACACCAGCAGCATGGACTCCTACGCTTCTAATTTTGCCACGTAGTCTTTCTGCAAGCCAAGTCACTTCTGGATACTTAGTTCTAAACTCTCTTGTGTTTGGAGACTCTAAATAATCTTCAAATGTGTCAATTGATTTAAGGGCACGGTTTACATCGGAAAGTGGAACCATGAATACACGTGCTGCATCTCGGACGACTCCCTTATCTTTAAAATAAGTATAAGTAGAAATGGAGGCAACATGTTTGAATTTCTTCTTCAAGTAGTTCTTGACCTCTTTGCGGCGTCGATCCTCAAAGTCGGTATCGATATCTGGGAAGTCATTTCTCTCTGGATTAATGAATCTGAAAAAGAGTAGATCATATTTAATTGGGTCAACATCTGTAATTCCTAATGAGTAGCAAACTAAAGAGCCTGCTGCAGAACCACGACCTGGACCAACCATAATGGAATTTGTTTTGGCCCAATTAATCATGTCAGCAATAACCAAGAAATATGAAGCAAACTTCTTGTCTTTAATTATTTTCAACTCTTCTTCAACACGCTCAATATAATTAACATCTTGATCTAACCCTTTTGCCTTTAGCCCCTCGTATGCTAACTCTTTTAATTTCTCATCTGCATTTCTTTTGGGCACAGGCAATAAGTCTAGACCTTTGTAGAAATCATACTCCTCGACTTTATTGGCAATCTCTAGTGTATTTTGATAAATATCTGTGCGCTGAATTCCTGCTTTACGGAAGTCTTCTGAAATTTCATCGTAAGTCTGAATAAAAAGATTATAATCTTGAAATGAAATTCTTCTGTCTGGATACAAGTAATTAAATCTATCTAGCATATCCTTCATGTTGCGAGACATTTCAAAGTCAGCTTCTTTATCCATCTTGGGGTTTGTAGACAATATGAGCATTGCCTCTTCTAGTACCTTATCTTCCCCTTTTGCAAAATGTGCGTCCCCTGTTGCCACCGCCTTAATTTTTAATTCATCAGCAAGCTCAAGCAACTTATCATTTACTTCTTTTGGATTATGAGATTGTACTTCAACATAAAAATCTTCGCCAAAAGTCTGTTTAAAGTCTTTGAGTATAAGTTTGGCTTCTGAGAACTCCTGGCGTTCAATGCACTTACTAACAAGGCCATTAAGGCATCCGCTAAGAACAATAATACCTTCTGCATATTCTTTTAAAATCTCCCTGTCAATTCTTGGCTTATGATAAAAACCTTCATTCCAAGCCAGTTCTTGTAGTGCGTTTATATTCTCAAGACCCTTTTTATTTTTTGCAAGTAGGATAATGTGGTTGTAAGCCTGAATTGATTTATCAGTCTTTGAAGACCTATCAAATCTGTCTGTCGGAGAAATGTATGCCTCTACGCCCAGTATGGGCTTTACATCATTTTCTTTACATGCTATCTGAAATTCTCTATGCGATGCCAATGTGCCATGATCTGTTATTGCAATAGAGGACTGACCAGCATCTTTTGCTGCTTTAACAAGATCGGCAGGAGAGTTAAGGCCATCCATTAATGAATAATAGGAATGTACATGTAGATGTACAAATGACATTAACTCTCCGCCTTTCTAAATTACCAAGTTACATCTGTTGATGTAGACTCTGGCTCCTCGGAACCGCCTTCTCCATTAAAGAAGGATTCTTGATCTGCATACTTCATATCACGAACTGCAGTTTCTTCTAACTTGTACAGTTCTAGAGAAGAACTGTCAAACTGCTCTTCGTCTTTTGCTAGTGGAATAATTGTATAACTTGTATCTGTTTTTGTACCAGTTCTTTTAATTCTCCACATTAGGTTTGTTATAGATCCCATTTCTCCAGCATACTCTATTAATGTCGGAGTGACTGTTTTTCCACTGGAACCTTGAGACAATATTGCTACGTAAGGGTCATTCTTTCCATCATCAACCAATACATTAATATATAGTCGTGAGCGACCCTTCCAGCCTGCCTTATAATCTTTTCTATGTTGTTCGCAGCCCCAGCACTTTCCTTGATCTTCCATTGTACACAAAAGCTTTCTTCTGTAATCTTTTGGATTTGTGTGCTCTACTGCTATAAAACCTAATCCACACTTATCGTTATATGTTGGTGAATCTGGATCTAACTCTTGAAGAAATCTAATCTTAATGCTTTCTCCGTCTTCAAGTTTTACCCACCGTGCTTTGCTTCCTTCGCCACTTACTGACTGAGGTTTATCTAATGCTTTGTTTAAGTCTTTTAGACCTTTTACTATACCCATTTTATATCTCCTTAATATATTTGACGGTATATATCCGTCTGTATTTCCATTATATCATGGGTTCCAAGATCGATATTCGAAATCGGAAACTGCGTTATCTATACATGCCTTTATGTCTTTATCAGACATATCACCTGCATCCTTTGCACCATCAGGATATATCTTACCATATGAATAAGATCCCCACAAGATGTTTTTGTTTTTTAATTTAGAGGCAATTGACATACCTAATTCTCTTCCAGCTATATCTGCATCTGTCATTAATATAATTGTATTAAAGTATCTATTAAGTAATTTAATATTATCATGAGATATGTGTCCTCCAAGTGTGGCTACAACATTTGGAAATCCCGCCTGATGTATTTTAATTGCGTCAAATGTAGATTCGACAATAATTACTTTTTCTCCTACACGCTTTGCTCTATGAATATTAAACATAGTCTTGCTTCTTGGCAAATTATTACTATTCTTAAATCTTTTTTCTGATATTGATCTACCAACTAAGCCAACTGGAATACCGTCTGGACTATGAACTGGGACAGTAACCATTCCCAAATTAGAAGAATAGCCTAGTTTAAAATAATGCATCGAATCCACCATAATACCTCTATGCTCAAGATACTCTTGTGCATGTTTATTCTTTCCAAGGTTTTCATATAACTCATCTAATGTTTGCTGTGAAAACTCAACAAAGTCTGGCTTGTCTTCAAACATTGATTTTAGTTCATCATCAAAATTTTCTACAGACTCAATCTGTTTAGATTCAATATATCTAAGCGACTCGTAATCATTTTTATCTAAATATTTTTTAACCAAGTCTGTTATTGTTCCAGATTCTCCGCAGGATGGGTTGAAACAAATATAGGCGCCTTTTGTTCTGCTTACACTAAAGCTTGGTGTATGTCTATTAGAATGAAATGGACAATATGCCAGAAAGTCATTTCCAGTCTCTCCGACAATCTCTACGCCTAAGCTTTTAATTACTGACTTTATATGGGCTGGCGTGTATTCCGTTTGACTAACTTGTTTTGAGTTATACCCTCTAATTGCCATGCCTTCCTCTTTCCCACATAAACTCCATGGATAGTCATTAAAAACTTCCATGTTTCACCCGTGAATTCTACCGAAAAGGCTGGGTCTATGTCAAGCATTCTAATGTACCCAGAGTCACGCATCTGCCCAGTCAATAAATTTTCATATTGATTTTTAATCCTAATAATGTCGGAGTCATCTAAAAACTCTACACTAATTTGAAATCTTTTTATTTTCTTGTGAGTCATTGTTTAATTCTGGTAAATTTTCATAAATAGGAGTAATAACACCACGATTAATATCCCAGTCTAAAAAGAACCTAAAGTCTTGACCATGTCTATTCTTTCTAGATACAACCTCAATCATGTCGGTATTTGCATGCTTATGAATAGCTATAGCCATATCAGCATCGTATTCAATAGCCTTGGACCAAGCGACTTGGCTCATCATAGGTGGCTCATCCTGATCTGATATATCATCAGCAGTTGCAGCAGTAATATCTATAATGGGAATATTATTTGTTACTGCAAGAAGTTTAAAATCTCTAGAAATATTTCGATTTCTTTCAACTTCAGAATTACTTCTCTTGTTATCATTAAATAATTGATGGTAATCCAAAATAACTAAATCTGGTTTGTGCTGATCAATCTTTCCTTGAATTGTTGAAGGTGTGACTTCTGCTGTGCCCTCATTAGAAACAAGAATAAAGCTGTTCTTTCCCTCCGTCTTTTTTTGCCCCCATGATCTGAAATCATCTAAGTTAATATCTCCTTTTGATAAATCACTGGCACGGAATAATCCCGAACCAAGCATTGTGTAAATACGGTCACGCATATTCTCTGGAGCCATCTCCAAGGAAACAATCATTGGTTTAAAGCCCTGCTCCCAGGCCTTGCATGCCAAATAGGAGGTAAACCATGTCTTTCCTCTTCCTGGCCATCCTATGGCTACTATAAGGTGTCCTGGAGCCATTCCTGTGGGATAGGCCTTGTCTATTGCATCGAAGCCAGTAAGTATTCCTGGGCTTCCACCCATTGCAGTAGATCTGTCTTTAACTGACTGATAGTGTCTTTCAGCAGACTCAATATCTGTAATATCAACATCTCTAACATTATTTGTATATCTACTAAGCGTTGCTAGCTGGCCCTGCATGACACCAAGCACTCTTGATGCTGCATCTTCTTTTAATGATGAGCCAGCCTGAAGCATGATTGTTTTTAGCCTAGCAGAAACAAATTCGTTTTTTAGCTTGTCTAGGTAGTATCCAGTTTCTGCTTTAGTTTGAACTGGTTCAAAATCCTTAAATTTATCCTGCAGGATCCCAACCTCTGGAACTGCTCTAAACTTATAATAATATGATTTTAAGCCCTCCCAAATATCTTTATGTGAGGTAAATAAGTCATCAGCATTGTCGGCAAGAAGGGTGCTTATATCTTTATTCTTACATACCGCAGAAATTAATTCAGCTTCTGTGTTCACTCTTCTTCAACCAGCTTTCTAGTCTGTTCTAATAAACGAGCCCGATTGGCCACATCTTTATTTATCTGAATCATCATGTCTTCTAGCCTATCAAAATTATTATAAAAAAAGTTTAATGGGTGTCCAGGCTTGCCTGTACGAAAATAATAATTAAGTACGTCTTTTGCCTGATCAAAACCTATGCTGTCTAGTACATCTTGCATAGCCCACTTTTCTTTATATTTATTTAGTCTAGGTTTCTTGCCATACTTTTGCTCATAAAGTGCAGAGTAGATAGTAAGCAGTATGTATGGTTCTTTACTTGTTGCCATTTAGCTCTTCTTCAACTTCTTGAGTTTTTGCAATTAGTTTGCTTTCTACGAACTTATAAACTCTTTCTGTGGCAGCATCAACTGTTTCATTGTCTCTGACAAAATCATCAACGCCAATTCCAATTTTTATACTTTCAAAGTTTCCTAAGTTTCTAGTAAATGAAAGATCTACACGAACTTGAGTTCTATCTGACATTAATGTTCCGCCTTTCTATGCCTATTTAATGTGTCGTGGCCAAATATGCCCCAACGCAATTCTATCTCTTTACCACATGTATCACAGACAACAAGCCGTCCAGACACTACTCCGCCTTCCATACTGGTACAAATCCAGAATCAGTCTTAGTATACAATATAATGTTGTTTTTGAGAAGTGCCCTCAACTCATTTTTTGACGGCATGTTCTTAGAGTAACCAGATTCTAAAATAAATTCATGTATGTCCATTATGTCTGATTCGCTATACATAAACTTATACCAATCACTCTCTGGATTACCAATAGGATATACCTTTTGAGGATACCGTATCTTTCCCTCTAAAATATAATCTTCAATTGTAATCTTATGTTTATTTAGTATTTGTGCTACCTGTTTTGTTGAATACGCATTTTCCATATTTTTTATAACTTGAGAATATGAATACAGCACACGCTTTTTATCTGGATAGCACCATGCTACGAGTTCATCCTTTGCTCTTGAAGAACTTAATACTTTATGTATTTTGTTATTTAAGAAGAAATAGCTAAATCTTTTAGCTTGTTTTTTTCTGCCTGTTCCAGCCATCGCCCTAAAGAACTCGTATCCTTGTTTATCATCCATCGTTTTCCACACATTATGCAAAACAATTCTACATGGAGTTTTTGAGAAAACACTCTGTCCACAAAAACTCTACCTCTACACTTACTGCATTTCATCATAATGTAAACACCTTGCCGTCAACAACGCATGAATAGTCTGGTGCAATATGGATCATTTGAATATGTGGATAGTCATTAACAATGTGTGCAATTGCAAACCCCTTTTGCCAATCATGGTGTTGCATGTATTTCATCCCTGGCCCCTTTTCATCGCACATGTGCCCAATCTCATAGCCACGAATTGTTTCTCCAACTCCATTATTTCTCAATTCATAGGTTTGAAGATGTGAAGCAATTCTATGAGAATGTCCACGAATTAATGATATTTGTAAATCGTTCATATCTTTTCTTACGGCACCAGTATCAGCAATTGATAATCCATGATGAACATGGATGTCGCCAAAACGGCGCTTGGGCAATTCATTATAATAAATATATTCATATCCCAATGAATCTAAGTTCCATAGTGTTTCTGGAGTAACATCATTTAGATAGTCTGGGAGCTTAGCATCCATATAATTAAATATACGAACATCATGATTTCCTAATGCTGAAAATAATTGTGCGTCTGGAAGCATCTCTCTTGTTTTAGTGTAGAAATCACGAGCACCTTTTGCCTCATGCCTCATCATTGGAACAATTAAATCTCTGCTATCGGTTTTATGCAGATTAAGAAACTCTGCCGATTTTCCTTCTGTATACTTGCTGTAACAAGCCTGATCGTCTGTGTCTCCAAGATAGTCTACAACATCTGGCTTAAACCATTTCATTACCTTAAACCATAGTGCGATTGCTTTATCATCTTGATATGGGAACTGCTGATCTGATGACAGCATCCATTTTAAGTCGTTTGTCATTTTTTCCTTACTAATTTTAGCCAGAAGGATATTCAAGCTTACTGAATTATAGCATTAACAGTCAGGCTGTCAAGTAGTTATGCAGACTCTACTTTTCTTTTTGCCACAGAAATATAATCTACAGAAAGCTTTTCCATGGTCTTTTTTCCCGAATTAGTTTGACTAACATTAATTGTCGGAGATAGTCTTGACCCACTTATGGAAACATTAACATTATAATATTCAGGCTTCGAGTATCTTGGTGTAGCAGTGGTATAAACTATATCACCATCAATAAATCCTACATCTATTCCTTGATCGTATTTTGTACCATTTTTTAAATTTGTAAATTCAATAGAATCTGCACGGGTTATATATTGAAATGTTTCTGTTGTGCCGTCAGATGTTCTATTGGCTAGGTCAAAGGCGTTGTTGGCGGTTGCGGTTAATTCAGTAATCTGTTGCTGTAAGCTTCTAAGCTTTTGTGGATCTACTGGCTCGCCATCTCTAAAAACTTCAGCCATTATTTACCTGTTCCATTTTTTCTTCTAAAGAGTCAGAATACTTTTTTGCTTCATTCTCCATAGATAGTTCTGTCAACTCAGCTCTAAGTACGGCTATCTGAGTTTCGTAATTAGCAACTAGCTCACCAATTCTTTGTTGAAGTGCAGTTACAACTAGTTCTATTTTTGTTGTCATGTTTCCTACTCTATTAATGAAGTTTTCTCGGTGTTTAAAATATCAAGCTTTGTTACAATATCTGAAAGCTTAACATTTAAAGAATCTAAATTGTCTTGATCTGGTGTAGATACAGATCCTTCAAGCTGAATATCTAAATTCACACTATATCTTTGATAATCTAGATTTTTGATTTTTTGATCAATAATAACTATCTTATCGCTATTTGATAAAGTTGTCATAATTACTCCTTTTTAATGCTAACGTGCATTAATCTCTATTTTAGCATAAGATAAATTATACCCTATAATTACCATTTATTTAATGGACATTTGGCTAGCTTCAGTTTAGTTTTTGCCGCCATAAAACACCCACACTCATTACACCTCTTAGTCAATTTACTAAGTTCGGGACATTCTAGGCATATAGAATATCTTTCCCCAGCCTCCTCGTCAGAAGCATAGGGTGTTGACCTATTCAAAAAATCCCATGGTTTAACCTCATCCGAATCAATAAAGCTTTTAATTTTTTCCCATTTAACTGACATATAAACTTTCTCCTTTATATAATCTTATCATATAAGATGAACATCGTCTATAGTTTAGTATCCAAATCCTGGGAAGAATGGGGTTGTAAATGTTGGTGGGAAGAATGGTCCGAATGTTGGTGGGAAGAATGGTGGGAAGAACGGACCAAAGAATGGAGGGAAGAACGGTGCTGGTGCTTTGAAGAACGGTGGGAAGAACGGTGGGAAGAACGGACCAAATGTTGGCGGGAAGAACGGTGGGAAGAACGGAGGGAAGAACGGTGCTGGGGCGCAGCTAATGCAGGATGCGTTTGCTGCTGCTGATAACGCTTCTGCCTGTGTAGATCTATATACAGTTTTAACTCTGGCAGTTGTTCCTCCAGTTGTGGTATCTGATGGCATAGTTCCGTTAAATGGCCCACTAACAGATGGAAGGCTAGAGTAGCAACCAGATGATACGTTGCATGTAGAAGTTCCTATATAGTAAACACTTGGTGCTGGGAAGAATGGTGGGAAGAACGGAGGGAAAAATGGAGGGAAGAACGGTGGGAAGAATGGTGGGAAGAAGGGCGGGAAGAACGGTGCTGGTGTGCAATTAACACAAGATGCATTGGCAGCCGCAGCAAGTGCATCAGCATAAGTAGATCTATAAACAGTTTTTACTCTAGCGTTAGATGGGCCCTCTGTAATATCAGTCGGCATAGATCCAACTCCATTAAATGGTCCGCTTGCTGAAGGTAATGATGAATAACATCCCGACAAAACATTACATGTTGAAGTTCCAACATAGTATGTGAATGTATTTTGAGACCATCTAGCATAAAAAGTTGTATTTCCAGAAGGTACAAAACTTCCTCCATCAGAAACTTGATTAATAAAATCTCCTGAAATTGAATCTCTCCAATAAAGGAATGCATAGCCACTTCTTGTTCCTGGAGATGGTGCGGTATGTGAGGTTCCTGCATTGAACGGTCCAGTAGTTCCTCCTCCCGTTCCTCCGTTGGCATTCCAGTTTATTGTATATTGTGTTATTGCCCATTGTGCGTAAATAGTAATTGAGGAAGTTGGAGTATAACTTGTACCAGGTTGACCAAGAAAGGTGCCACCAGAAGACTGTGTGTACCATCCATTAAGACTATATCCGTCTCTGCTTGGTGTTGGCAAGGTGACTGAAGATCCAGCATTCACGGTGCTAGAAGATGGGCTAACAGTTCCACCATTTGCACTAAAAGATACTGTGTACTGGGCTATTGACCAAACTGCAGTAAAAGTTATGCTGCCATTTATAGACCAGTTAGCTCCTGCTGATATATTGTAAAGCATATCTCCAGAGGATGGATTTCTCCAATAAACAAAAGTATATCCGTCTCTGGTGGGAGTAGGTGCAGTCACAACTTGACCCAAAACTCCTGAGCTTGATGTTGGGTTAACGGTGCCACCATTTGCGTTCCACGTTACTGTGTATGTGATAACAGACCATCTAGCATATATAGTAACTGAAGCAGACGGGGTATATGATGACCCTGGATTTCCTAAAAATGTTCCTCCAGTAGCAGCAGTGTACCAGCCATCCAAAACGTAGCCATCTCTTGAAGCTGAAGGCAATGTGATTGATGATCCTGCATTCACAATATCTGAAGTTCTAGTTGGTGTTCCACCGTTTCCGTTATATGAAACTGTATATTGATTTAAAGACCATCTAGCATAAAAAGTCATTCCAGAGTATGGAGGAATAAATGTGCCACCGTCAGCAACCTGGAATGCATAGTCACCAGAAATAGAATCTCTCCAGTACAAGAATGCATAGTTTGCTCTTGTACCTGGTGAAGGCGCAGTATGAGCTGTACCTGCATTGAACGGTCCAGTAGTTCCTCCGCCAGTTCCTCCGTTGGCATTCCATGTTATTGTACGCTGAGCAATTGTATAGTCTGCATACAGCGTTATATTGCTTGTTGGCTGATACTGTGTTGGTGTTGGCCCGCTTCCTCCGACAAAAGTTCCCGTTGCGTTTGGACCAGTGTACCATCCATTGAAAATATAGTCTGCGTTTGAATCTGGAGTAGGTAAAGTTACTGTTCCTGGATATTGAACTGATCTTGTCGCTGGAGTTCCAGTTCCTGAGCCATAATTAAATGTAACAGTATAAGTTTTTGCAACCCATTGTGCATAAAATTGAAATGAGTATGTTACTATCCACGCATCACCAGCATTAAGAAATATTGGGTCTCCACCAGACTGTGGATTTCTCCATCTAGTGAAATTATAATGTTCTCTAGAAGAGGGTGTTGGTGCATATATTGTGGTTCCAGAAATAACAGTATCAGAAGTAAAGTCTGAAGTTCCATCATTTTTATTCCACGTTACTGTATACTCTATTCCTGTCCAGCTAGCATAAAGAGTTATACTTTCAGTTGGAGTGTATGATGTAGGAGTTGGGCCTCCTCCACCAACATAAGTGCCACCACCTAGTGGCTCTGTGTACCATCCATTAAAAATGTAACCTTGCCTAGAGGTAGTTGGCAAAAATACACTGCTTCCTGCATTTACAATATCATCTGATACTACTGTACCCCCAAGCTCCTCATAAGTTATAGTATACTGAAGTTGAGTAATTGGCCCTATAGAGTTTGAATATGCTGGGAGGCTGTCAGCCCCATTACTTGCTATTACAGATCCAGAAACTGTACTTGTGGTTGGGCTAGTAAATTGATAATCGAAATAAGTTTCTGAAGTGTAACCAGTAGAAGATGGGTAATAAGCTAGCACTGTTCCAGCTTCATTATTTAACTCTAGCTGATATCTAAATTCTGTTGGTTCGTTTGTCCACTCTCCAGAAGAAAGCCTATAAGTTGAACCTGTTTTGTTTGCTGTTCCAGATTGAAGGGTAAGAGTTGGTGGTGTAACATTTACTGGTTCGTCTATAATAGTCTCTAAGTCCACATAAGCATAATCTATAGTTTTATCATCTGTCTCAGTATAACCATCTGTTCCAACAACCTCTAACTCAACACTGTAAATCTTATTTGGCTCAAGAAGTGGGCTAGTTAATATGTATGTAGTTGTTGGGGTGGTTACTGGAATTGACATCAATAACTCACCTAATTCGTCATAAACATTAAGTTTTTGAGAAAATATATCTAAATTATCATCTACGGTATTACCTGTGGCAAGTGCTGCGTAAGACCAGCTAAATGTAGCTCCGTCAGCTTCTTCGTCATACACAATAAAGTCTGCTATGTAGAAATCAATTCTAGGCATTGATTCTGGAGTTATATAAAAGTTTTCTAAACCTCCTGGAGTCTTTGCATCAACCCTTCCTCTAAACTTATAACCTTGCCTAGTTTTAGTTTTAGATATAACTGGTCTAGATGCCGCATTTGCATCTGATGGGAATTTGTTTGTTGACTGAGACTCTAAATATTCTTCATAAATTTTAGTAAAATCATATAATGCAGACCATGTTCCTCCTGGTGCAAGCTCTTGAATTCTTAATCTAAATTCTTCTGGCTCTTCTGTCCAAGATCCTCTTGTAACATACATGCTTGACCCATTGATTGGACTATCAATTGTTTCAAAACCATCTGGCCAAATATAGTATAGCTCTGTGTATGGAATTTTAGGAGTTGGAAGATTAGTGCCAGAAAATATTCTTACCCAATTTCTAACACCATTTACTATTGAATCTAGTCGCCAAGCACTTTTTATTTTTAGCCATCCATCAATTACCCACGGATTTTGACTTTCATTAGAGTTTGCTTCATCTTGAGGTGAGGCTTTTCTCCAAATACTTTTAATTTGGATCCAGCCGTTTTCAGAGACACTATCTTCACCAGGTCCGTTTTTTCGCCACCAGCTCATTTATGCCTTTCTGCTTAACCATACATCACCAACAACAAAATCTCTTCCACCTTGTGCCGTACTTCTTGACGTAGCACCATTTGGATAATTATTTCCACCATAATAAAAAGCTCTTCCAGTAGTCAATAACCCATTTTTATCTTGAACGATTGTTGAATCTCCAAATGTTCCGTCTTCATTACTTACAATATTTAAATAAAGTTTTGTATTAGTAATACTTAATTCACTAGATCCAGGATCATAAACTATTCTACCATTTCCTAACCTTATTTGTCCATTGCCTTTAATGTAATCTGGAGCATCAGTATAATTATCATCATCATATGTTCCTATATATACATCGGAACCATGAATGTCTCCTTGAACCGCCAAGGTATTTGTAGAATAATTATAATTTACTCTGCCCTGACCTAACCTAAAACTACCTCCAGAAGAAATATAATCTGTGCCAGTAGTAGCTCCAGTATTATTTAAATATAATACTGAGCCAAAAATGTTTGCGCCTTTTATAGAACCAGTTTCTCCATCAAGTTCTACTTTAGTGATTCCAGTAGAATAGCCAGTTGAAACTAATTTAGCTGCATCTATCTTCCAGCCCTTATCAATATCTGTCATGTCAGACTTAAATGTTCCAAATCCGCCTTCGTTTGCCCTGACAGTTCCCATTATAGTTGCGTCAGTAGCAGTTAATGCTCCTGCAGTTGTAACCTTAAATACTCCGTCTGCACCAGCCTGAATAGATCCATCAGATCCTAATTTTGTTTGATTTTTAGATATCTCAGTAGCCTTTATCTCCCAGCCACCTATATCTCCCTTAACTGCTATAATTCCATTTAATGGATCAAGTTGCACATACTTTCCAGTAGACCCAGTTACTTGAATTCCAGAAAATCCATTTACAGGATTCTTTATGTCGCCACTAGTATATTTTCCAATTTCTACTTTTGATCCATTGGATGCATCAATTAATAATTGTCCAGCATATGTGACTCCGCCTATTGTTCCGCCTATCTCAACAGTTCCTAATATTCCAGAAGCCGCTTTAATCTCTCCAGATAATTTAACGTTTGTAGCTTCAAGATCTCCTTGAGTGTTTACTTTAAATTTAGACCCTACTTGTATTTCTCCGCCTAAAACTTTTATATTTCTTGCAATTACAGAGCCTTCTTTAGTTACAGAAAACTTTGCATCTTCATTAGCATTAACTGAATATCCTCCAGCTACGCCTCCTCCTGCCCAAAAGGCATAGGTGCCGCTAGGAGATAATCCAGTGTATGAACCTGCCGCAGCATTTAAAGTGTTTTCTATTTTTGTATCAGATATAACCCAGTTAGCAATTTTTGCTTTTTTAGTTATAAAGGTAGCAGTAACTCCATTATCTTCACCAATAATTTGTGTAGTAGGATTCAGCCCATTCTCATCATTATCGTCATATAAGAAAAAACCACGCTTATTAAATACTGCTCTAGCTCCAGTTAAAACTGGCTCATCATTTATATCAAGAGTTCCAGCAAATATAGATCCATTGGTTTTTATCTTAATTGGATTTTCAATAATAGACAAAGCACCTACATCAAGAATTTCTACTGAATGTGCTATAGATATTGAAGCGTTTCCATCTTCAGAAGTCCATTCTGCTTTTACCCAAACGGTGTTGCCAGCATTAGTTTCATCATAGACAATAACTGGACTAGAATTAGATGAGGCTACTAATGTATAAGTTCCATTCTCTGTGGAGCTTTGATAAACTTTTATTCCAGTTGCCTTTGAGTCAAAATTTGAAGAAACTACATAGGCATTAGCGGCTCCTGCTACAGAAATGGTTGTAGTCTTTCCAGCTAATGGATTTGGTTTAGATATAGAAGATATATTTGATATAAGAACTTGAGTTGTATTCTCATTCCTATATATGTCTAAGTCTGTTACGTATCCAGCTGTAAATGAAGATGGGCTGGCTCCAAATCCGTCAATTAATTCTGTTCTACTAATTTTTACTGACGTGTTCGCAGAAGCTGCAATTCCAGAAACTGTTTTTTCAAAGTACTCTGTTTGTCCAGAGTAAGTAAGGTGAACCTTTACATATGTTGGTATGTTTTGAGCTGGCATAGTAAAGGAAACAACTAAGTCTGTACCGCTCCAAGCTGCTGTTGGATTTACTACTGGGTCTGGTGGAGTATTATCAAACTCTATAGTGTCAAAAGCCTTAGCCTGCTTGATATCAGAAAACCCAGTGCTACAACCACTTTCAGAAAAGTGTTTTATCTTTACATTATGTAAAGCTAGCGAATAAAGTTTTTCGGTTGCTGGACCAGTTCCAGAATAAACCTTATCATAAACTAATGTGTCTGGATCTTCAACCCAAACTTCTGTGTACTTATAAGTTGGGTAATCTACGGAATTTATTTTCCATGAAGCTGTAAATCCGTTGTCTATTGAGGTGACCGACCAATCATCAACACCTATAGAAAGCGAGCATATTGCATCTGCGTATTCTGGTACCGTAAATGCAACTCCTGATGTTGTGCCATCTAAATATGTAGTTTTTAAAAATCCTGTAAAAGAAGTTCTAAATGTGTTACCAAAATTTGCTTTATTAGATTCTTTAGATAGTGTCCAAACCTGCTGAGTTTGTGAGGCGTCTATTGATTGTGTCCAACTTCTTGTAGTTGATGAATTAGTTAAATATATTTGATATCCCTTGGCTAGGGTTGATGTCTTGTCCCATGTCACCTTGAGAGTAGTTCCCTCCCAGGTAGCAACTACATTTGCTACTTCCTGCTTAACTGCATCTATTGTTCTAAATTCAAATACATTAGAGAGTGGGCTTTCTCCCTTTTCCTTATCAGAAAATACCCAACCGAATCTTAATAGGTAATCAGTACTAGGGTCTAAATCTGCAATTACTACTTTAAAGTAATCACCATCCCTAGTCTGGCTATTTAGATCTTGATATTGAGCCAATTTATCCTCCGAAAGAAAGGTCCATCTTGTATTCTATAATTAATTCTTTACCTGAAACTTTTTCAACCTCAGAAGGCAAAACCTTTCTAGAAATAAGTCCATATGCTGGATCAAAAGTGTCTTCGTCATTTATTCTTAACCCGTCAACAACGACTGATGTTGCTGAAGAGGTTGGGGATATAACAATTCCTATTTGTGTTATATTTGCTTTATCTGGAGACCCAACCGTTACAAACTCCGATAAAGTTTTTTCTACAATATTGTTTCCTGCAGAATAAGAATCAAATATCATTTCTACATAATTAGATGCTGAGCTATATAATCTTAATTTAATTTCAGATAAATTAGAATCTAGTGCTTTGAATGAAAAAGATATTGTGTCAAAATTACTGTATCCGCTAATATCTAAAGTTTCTATAGTAGAAACATATTCTTGATCTGCCGCCCCGTTTGATTCAAATACAAGTGAACTATTACCAACTCTATAATTAGATTGATCTATGTCTGGAGTTGGGCTCCAGTCAAAAGGCAGCTCGAAGTCTGTAATAAATTTGCTATCGTAATTATTTATTGAAGATCTGGTTCCTGGAAATATTCCAATTTCGTTTATTTTACCAGCAAGGTCTGAGGGTAGTGTTGCTGAATATATAACAGTATAAGTATTTGGAGATACAGAAGTGTCTATATTTATTCCTCCAAACTCTACTGGCATTCTATAGAATTCAAACCCTAGTCTTGAGTTTGTGTTAGATAATGAATACTCAGAATTATTTGCAATACCAACTGCTAAATCTTTAGTCGCAAATGAGGCATTGCCAGCTATAAAGTTTGTCAAAAAACGTTTTCCAAATTGAGTTATCATTTCTCTCCTATACCTTAGGCGCTATGACAAATGCAAACTTGTCTATAGGCTCCTCGCTTGAATTATAAACCTTAAATGTTACTTTTACTCTTGCCATTCCAGCATTGTCATAATAAACCTCTTGGCTTACTATTGATATATCTCCTACTCCTGGACGATCTTCCCCATCTCCGTCACCGTCTCCATCACCATCTCCTCCGCTTCCGCCTTCGGTTATGCTAAATGGAAACTTTGCATTTGTAATTATGCCAGTTAATGGTTTGCCACCACGCCATTTGTTAGCTAAAAAATAATCATCGGTAGAAAATTTATCTACAACAATTGGCGCTACTTCAGATATATCTAAAGAGCTTAATTTTTTATCGGTCTCTTTACCCATTTATTTATTATACCATTTGACTATCCAATAGCTCTGCAGGTTAGTCTAGTGGATACCCCCTCAGAATATTGCGTTTCTACCCGTGTAACAATATACTTGTTGTTTGCATCTAGCTGTTGCAATGGATAATTTATTGATACTATGTCTCCAGCTGATAAGGCTGGGTTTCCAAAGATATTCATTTCTACATATCTTCCTTTATTTAAAACAGTACTAGATACCCAATCCGCCAAGGCCTTAGCTGCTGGTTCAGTTTGTATCCAATTTGATTCAAATATGACTGGCTCTTTTGTTGCAAGCTCAGAAGCATCGTGTGTACTATATTCTAATGGGCTAGATTTATTTACTGTATTTCCTAATACATAAAAACTGCTATAGTTTCCATCATCCAATGGAATAAAAGTTGATGTGTTGTTTAAAACATAAGCTTCGGCTTCAAACGGCTGAAGTTTAGTGTCAAGAACGGTTGCATACTTATTTGCAGCCGTAGAAAACTTTAACGGAATTGAAGGCCCTCCATTATATTTAACCTTAGACTTTCTTATTTCTCTGGCAGTAGTGCCAAACTCCAGGAACGCCTCATCTCTTTTATTTTCATTCTCTCCTTGTGAATAAACGATATTTCCATGTAGTAATGAAATCGTATCGTCAGAAAAAACTCCGTCAAAAAAGAAACTACTCTTTGCAGTTGAATTTTCATACTCTGTGTCTTCTATAGACTTTGCATACGCATATTCATAATATACAACCCCTTGTCCGCAGAGTAATCCTATGTTTTTCCCTTTTGATAATTTTGGAGATGTATCTGTATTGTTATCAACAGCCTTTATTTTAAATCCGTTAATAAACACAACTATTTCGTTTTGTTCTACTCCAACTTTTAGCCTAACATCTATATTGTATGCTTGGCCAGCATATATGCCAGCCAACCTATTTATACTTTTTGATTGACTATCTTTTAACAACAACACTTTGCCATTATTACTAAATTTCATAATTCTAATTTCTTTTTTTGTTTTGGAAGATGCAGTTGTATGAATAGTTATATAGTAGCCATTCTTGCCATCATTAGATGTAAAAAGGGCTAAGCCTCCTATTTGTGCAGGGCTTTCAAACTGTGTATCAAAATACATTCTGGTGCCAAATGCAAAGTAATTTTTTGAAGTATCTATTGAGTCAAAGGATCTGACTGCTATATCGTATGTAGTTTTATCCTTGTCCAAATTACTTAAAGCTAAAAATGATTTACTGATAGTATTCTGTTGAGAATTTGCGTCAGACTTAAATAATCCTGGATCGTCTTCTTTTTTGGTAGATGCTGTGGCAGATAGCAGTTTAACTGAATATCTATTAAACTTTTTAGGATCATTTTCTCCAGCCACATTGATGTATGAGTTTGGAGATTTTTCATGAGTAGGAGGTGTTTTTGTATTCCACAAAGCTCTTGATTTAATCTTGTACCTTCCTGTTGGCTTAAAGTATGCACTATTAATATTGTTAATATCTTCATACCCTGGTTTAGACAGGTACCTATATTTGTAAATATCAGACTCAGACTTAATTAATACTTCTTGAGGATCAGAAGGCCCATCTTTTGGAACATACTGGTATTCAATGCCATCATATTCAATAATCTCATCATTAATCAAAACGTATCCATTAAAGCTAAATAATGCTTGCAAGTTATTGTCTTGAGATATTGTGCTATTGTTTAAAGAAAAATATTCGTCTGTGCTCGTCAATGGATCAGCTAATGTTCCTGCGCCTAAGTATGTCTCTTCTGATTTCCATAGTGGCGAAGATGATCCGTCATATTCTGATGTAGAAGCTGCTGACCATATTACCTTTACAGCATTTGCAGATGCTATCTCTGAAGAAGAAAAGTCTACTATGTTTGGAATAATTGTAGTGCTGCCATCTACATAATTTTCACTAGTTAAAATCCAATCAGGATTTTTTTCTGAGTCATAAATATACTCCCTACTATAAAAGTTAAGTATATTATTTTCGTCAACAAACGCATTCATTTGTATGTCTCTACATAGCTCTTGTAGGCATTCCCAAACTGTCTTGCTTCTGTCCGACCACCAGTACTTAACGGAAGGAATAGATTCGTCCTCATCTTTAACATAAAACTTATAATTAGAAAATCCTACAGAGTCTAACAGTGTTCTTATCACAGCAGTAATTGGATAGTCCTGTATTAATATTTCAGGACATAAAATTTCTTGAAGTATTTTTGCGGAATCTAAAGCCGTTACATCGCCATTTCCAAACTCTCCGATAGACCATGAATGCATATAAAATAATCCTTGATTTATTTTATAAGATGTGGCTCCATCTTTAATTGCTATATAAGGTTTAATAACTGCATCTTTAAATGCGTATAATATTGTAGGGTCTATATCAGAATCTCTAAGGTACTCTTTTAAGTTTAAAGATCCTTGAGTATATTTATTTAAAGATAGCGACAATGTATTTGCTGTTAAATTTCCTACTGGAATAATTGAGTCTGTGTCGTCGCTGGTTTCTTTTAAAATATTAAAACTTTGAATATCATTTGTAATGTCTACCACCCAAATAGGGGCAAACTCTATTACTCCTATTAGCTTACCACTGTTTGAGTTAACGGCTTGCAATGATATAGATTTAAATTGTTGATAAGCATTAAATGTAGATGGTTCGTTTGTAGACCAAGTTGTTCCGTTATAGTAAATCGTTGCTTGACCATTAACAAGTGCGGTTCCTGTTGCAGTGATTGTAGTGTTGTCCTGCTTAGTTGCGGTAATTGTCCATGAAGTTGGAACATCATGACTAACCTCAAATCTTGCAATAATTTTATTTGCTACGATTATCTTTGGAATTGTTTTAGCTTCATCTTTAAAGTATGAGATAGAAATACTAATATCTTCATCCTTAGGGCCAAGCCAATACTTGTATGTCATGCTGTCTCCAGGATAGTATAGTCTTGTGCCTTCTGGATTTAATTCTCTGGGGGAAACAAATGAGTTTTCTTGAGTGTCAGTATTCCCTACTGTATAAATTAAATATTTAATTCCTGGGAGTAAGGGTCTAAATGGTTTGTATATTGTGTCTATAGGAAATAACTTATTATAAGCATTAGTAAGGTCTCCATAATTAGCATTAGATGTTCCGCTAATATGATTCACCATATTATTCATATTGTACTCAATAAGTGCGCCCGCCGAAGTAGAGATACTCCTACTCGTCTTTAATATATTCTTAACTGTTTCATTTAATTGGATCATACCTGCTCCATGCTCATATTTACATTCCAATATGCCTGGATGCCTCTTTTAACTACTACAAAGTCACAAGATGTAAATGTAACTGTATAGGTATAATCATCTGCTAATACGCCTGTATTCTCTAAATTGACTGCTGGATCAAAGGATGTAGGATTTATCATAATATCAAATGTACCTTGTCCTAGTGTAGATTCATAGAAGGCTTTTAGGTCTTCCGCCCCCCATGCTCCATCTACCGTCTCATTTCTAAATGATGGCAACATTGTCCAAGATAGGCTAAATGACTTCTTGTCTGCTATTACGTATTTACGTAGAGACCCATTAGCCATTCTTTCTTGCCTTTCTATTCTGATAGGGGTTACACTAAATTCTGACCTATTATGCTCTGTTACTCTTCTAAATCTGGTTTGAGTTTTATTTCCGACGGCAAGTCCGTTTCTTGTAGCCACCGCCGATAAATACTTTTGTCCTGGAGCAGTAAATGTAGATCCACCATAGGTAAATTGATTATTTGCAGGATCTATAGCAAGAGGGTCTGTTGCCTTTATGTAAAGGATAGAACCTTTAGGTAAATTCTCAAATGCCATTAGTACCTCCTACCTATTCCAGATGCTGCTTCTCTTAGCTTCATTTCTCTGCTGATAGCCTTAGCCACATCGTCAGGATTCATATCTGATCCATTAAGTGTAACATTAATATTATATAATGCATTTGAGTTTCCTGCTGGTCCACCGCCAGATCCATACATTATTCTTCCACCAGTTGAATATTTTGGAATATCAAATCTAGTGGCTAGTCCACCTTGAGCCATTCCATTAATTCTATCTAACATAGGTACGCCAATATTCTTTACAGCAGCAGCATTTATTACATACTCACCATTGGAAAGCATTGCTGGTATAGAATCAGAGGTTCCAGATCCTGGACCAGTTATCATTCCGCCAGCTGCTTTTTGCAAATAAGCTCTTTGAGTGTTTGTCTTTGATCCAGTAACTCTATATAACTGACCCTTATACTCAAAGAAATCGTTTCTTTGTAACTTTAATCTATCTACAATTTGTCCACGTGCAGCATCAGTCAGAGACCCGTCCTTCTTCGTCTCATAAGTTCCACGTAATACATACGGATTATCTTTCCCATATGTTGCCCCATCGCCCTTGCCTATTCCCTTATTATTTATAAGTCTATATAGGTCTGCTAAAGTTTTGCCTCCAGTGATAGCTAAAGCTTCTCTCTGAACTCTTTCAATATCGTCTTGTGTGGATTTTCCTATTGTGGAAACATTTCCGCCAGGAACATACTTACCGCCAACAACAGAACCCATATTCTGAAACACTCCAGCAGGTTGAGATAGCATATCCTTAAAAGCTTCAGAGAAAGCTTTCTTTTGTGCAGCTGTTCCAGTTGTTGCAAAATCTCTTACTGTTGACTGGAAGCCAACCAATTGACCTGTTGCTGATTCTATTGCTTTTTGTCTTGCTGTATTTTGTTTTACTGTGCCGCTTGGCATTGCTTGGGCATATGCGAGTTCTTTAACAATTCTTTGATATTCAGCTTGTTGCTTTAATAATTCATCACGAACTGAAGCTGCTTCTTGAGCATTCATTTGACTATTTTGAAAAGCTTCAGCCTTTGCTTCTAGTTGTTTTTGCTTAGCCTCTTTTTCCTTGTTAGCCTTATTTAACTTTCTTTCTCTTTCATCTTGGATTGCATCTATTGCTAATGTATTTTGACGTTCCTTAACAAGCTGGTCTATGGCTAGCTGAGCTCTAGCTGCCGCTGCCATATCTCCTCTAGCAATTGCATCCTGATAATCAAGCTGAGCTCTTTGTAAATCTAATTGATAATTTTCTTTTTGTTGAACTCTTTGAAGAGCTTTAATCTTTGCGTCAGCCTCTTCATTAATCTTTTTAATCTTTTCATCAATTAACTTTATCTCTTCTTCAATTTGCTTTCTTGCCTTTTCGGCATTTCTTTGGGCTGCTGCTGAAGTAGATAAAGCAATTTTATTTAGTCTAGCTATTTGCTTTCCAACTTTTCCAAAAGTACTGTTGTCTCCAGCCTCTTTAGATAAATTAGTCATAGCAGTAGACATGGCTGTGTCAAACTCTGCAAGCATGAGAGCCTGATCGGCAGTCATATTTTTCAAATTAACTCTAGCTCCAGAAATTGCAATTTGCCATTTAGCATAGGCACTAGCAATGGTATCTGCTGAATTAAGTATAGCTGCCAACTCTGGCTGAGACTTTTCCAACTGATCTAGTTTGGCCTCTCCAATTTGCTTATCTGAGCCATTTATATTTTTAACTTGCTCTAGTGTTTGTTTTAAGGCCTCTGACTGATCTATTACATTACCAGTAGCGTCCTTAGTTCCTTCTAATCCCTTTCTAATTCCATCAATTACATTTAGGGTATTACTAAATGCATTTCCTAAATCTTTGCTTCTAGTCATTCCTTCTAAGTTTTTAACTAAATTTTTAACCATAAAATCAGCAGCTGAAGCTTTATCTCTTATGATAGCAAATCCAGAAGACCCTAAAACATTTAATGCCTCTTTAGATTTTTCAGAAGCGGCAACAATTCCATATATCTTCTTTGTTGCTTCTTCTGCACTCATGCCACCAGCAATAAATTGTGCCTTAATGTTTTGAGCTAGTGGTACAACCTGATCTCTTGATGCTGAATTAAATGTGTCAACAAACTCTGTTAAATTTTCTTGAGCAAATTTTTTGGCTTCTTTCATTTCCTTTATTGTTATCGACATTCCAGGAAGTCCAGCTGGAGCAACAGCTTCAAATGCTGCCTTGCCCATAGCCCTCTGAGCTCTAATTTGTTCTGTTACATTTTTAATAGAAGAAGATAAATTATTATACTTTATTCCAGCCTGCTTAGCACCTTCTTCTGTCATTCCATTTAATAAAGTTTGTTCTCTTTGATACTCTTTTACGTTATCATAAAGTTTCTTTAGGGCAAAGCCGACTGCAGTTATTGCAGCTATAGGCCAAGCAAACTTTGTTGCCATTCCTAATAGCTTAAATGCTTTTGTTAATCCTCCAGCACCACCTGCAGCAGCAGACATAGCATTTTTTATTGCCATTAGTTTTGGAGTTAGTAGTGGAAGGAAATTTGCTGCAGCCATTATTCCCATTCCAAGACCTGATTGGCCCATGCTCATTGCACCCATTCCTAGCATGCTTCCGCCCATGGATATGGCGTTCATTTTTACAAATGGATCAACGGGTCCTGCGCCAGTACTTATTAAAGGTCTTCCTTCTTTAAACCCTTGACCAAATGCTTGCATTAATCCTGGAGTACGCATTCCAGTTGAAGTTTGTTGTAAAGGAACTCTGGATGCAATGTCTGCAGCACTTAAATATGAAGGCCTGTTGTCTCCGTAAAAAAGTCTTCCAGACTTAGCGACTCCTCCTCCCCTACTGTATCCAGGAATCATTCCTCCCATATTTCTTCTTACTGGGTTTAAGAATCTAAATAGGCCAAGAGGTACTGGGCTTCTTCTAAGAGGTCTTCCAGTTGAAACTATATTATCAACTTCTCCTCTTCTTAAAATAAAATCATCATAGTCTTCAAAGCCCAATGTTTTAACTATTGCATTTGCTCTAGCTTTTGCAGCAGAAGAATTGTCTGGTATTCTATCCTCAATTTCTGGCAACCTTACACTTAACATTCTTGTAAACTGATTATATGGATCAGCGATAGCCTGCCCAAAATATCCTACTCCGTGAGTAGTAAGTGTTCCTATTGGATCAATGTGTCCTCTTTGCAAAAATTCTGCATTTCTTCCAATTGGATAACCAGATCTACGCATAGTATCACCAATTAATTTTCTTGCTTCATTTGATAACACTGGCTGGCGTCCACTTCTTAAGGAAATAAGTTTAGGATTTTGTTGAAGAATTCTATCTCTTGCTTCTCTGTATGTTATTCCTTCGGTTTCTGCTAAATTTGTGGCCTGCTCAAAATACTTTCTTGCTCTTGCGATTGCATCGTCTGGGTCATTTGTAATTCTCGCCTGCATAATTCCCATAGCGTCATTAAGTATAGCGCTTGATTTAAACCTAGCATCATAGCTGTCATCCATAAGACTATCAACATAACTATATAACATATCAACATCAGATGAAGTGGATCTAAATGGAGATGTAGCAGCTTGTGCTCCGTAGCCGAACTGTTGATTAGAAACTTCTCCACCCAATGTGCCATTATTAATTGCCATTAGTAATGGAAGATTTCTTTGAGTAGCTTTTCTATTTACAACAAATTCTCCAGGAGTTAAAACTGCTGGAACAATGTCGGAGTCTACATTTGGACCAGGAACAATATTTGGAGAAGAGTATACTGCTCCTCCAGAGTTAAATCTTTTTGGCCTATTTACTTCCATGCTGTAAGGTGCGCCAAATGTTTTAATTCCACGAAGTCTGCCGAACTCCTCCAAAACATTCTTGCTGCTTTCACGCTTAAACATATCTCTTAAAGTATATTTTCCAGTAGGATCTGTTACAGCTTGATTTATTAATGGAGCTTTTGAAAAATCAATTGTTCTTCCACGAGCTGCTGCTAATTGAGATATTTCAGCAGACATTTCTGCCTCAATTTGTGCATTGAGCTGCATGATTTGAATTCTAGCCTGATCTACGGTAATTTTAGCTGCACGTAATTCTGCAACAATTAAGGCTGATTCTGAAGCAGCTTTATTAGCAAACTTTGATGTTATTGGAAGCAAGTCATCATATGTATTTAAAAGATCTGAGCTTATTGTTCCGCCTAAAGCGACTACCTTCTTTAATTCTGCCACCTCTGCTTCAGTTTGCATTCCAAGCGTAGCCATTAATGCATGGAACTTAGCCGCTTCCTGTGCAACAATTCCAGTTGAAACTCCTCCAACAGAAGTCAGACCTTCTATATTTGGAAGTCTTTCGGTCATATACATTTGTGGAGTTGCACCCAGCCTTCTATTTACTGGTATTGCTCCTGGAACTACACCCAATAATTGTCCAGCATGACCGCTCTTTCTTGGATTAATGTGTGAGAATGCTCTAGTATCTCTTTCTCCAGTAAGCCTATGAGTAGGATCTACTTCTATTTGTGTTCCGCCAGTCATTATTAAATTATTACCCATTGTAGAAATTGCTGGCTTTACAGATATGTTTCCACTATTTACTGCATTATTTAAAACATTAAACTCGTCTACAAGGTTTCTTAAAGCCTGTTCCAATACAGCTGCCGCCTGTGCATCACTATAAAATGTTGCCTCTAGGGATTGAGCAGCATGATTTGCTGCAACAATTTCTGGAGTAAGCATTTTCCATCCCTTTGAGCCAGAAAGTAATGCTTTTAAATTAGTTGATCCTTTTAACAGATATCCAGCAAAGTTTGCAAGAACACCAGTTAACATAATTATTGGTCCAGCAATTGCGGTTAATCCTCCAAATGCTGTTATTAATTTCTTTACTGGTTCTGGTAAATTGTTTAAAAACTTTAATAGTTTAGTTATAATATTAATGAACTTAGTTCCTATTGTTAAGAAGTCTTCACCTAATGTTGATAATTCGGCCTTTAAAGACTCTATAGCCCTCTTATATTGTCCAGATGCAGATTCAGTTACGGCTGCTAATTCTCGGCCCGCTACAGCCTCCAGATCCCCAGCACTGGCCTTCATAAGATCCATTACCTGGAGCGTTTGGCTACCCTGTCTTCCTAAGTTGTTAAATAAAGCATTAAGTCTTGAAAATTGAAATTTACCAAATAATTGTTCAATTGCTTGCTGCTTTTGCAGTGGGTCAAGTTTATCTAATGCAGATTGCATTTCCAAAATCATGCCAGTTGTATTACCAGCATTTCTTTGAACCATTCCTAAAATATCTATTCCCCAATTACTAAACTTAGCAACCGCCACATCTGTTGGGTTAATTAAAGAAGCAAGACCAGACTTTAATGCGTTAGCTCCTTCTGATGCAGATATTCCACCTTCACGCATAGCTGTAAGGTATAGAGCTAAATCTTGAACGCTTCCACCTAATCCTTTAATAACTGGACCAGCTTTGGGAATTGCTTCTACTAAATCATTTAGAGTTGTTGAAGTTTGGTTTTCAACTGCGTTTAAAAAGTTAATTGATTCAGATAGTTCATCTGTATTTTGTTTAAAGGCAGTTTGAATTGCCAGAGTGGCCTTCATGGCCTCTGCTCTATCTACTTCTCCAAGTACGGCTAATCGAGTTGTTTCTCTTAATGAGCCCATCAGTTCGTTGCCCTGCTTACCTGTTGCGGCAATATCAGCGGCTAATGAAATAGTTTCTTTATAATTTACGCCTAATGCAGCAGACAATTCTTTAGATGTTGCAATAATATCTCTTCTTACTTTTGTAAGTTCATCAGCTGTTGCGCCGCCTATATCTCCATACACCTTAGATAATCTTGTTAACTCTTGGTCTGCTTCTCTAAATGCTTTGGCTGCTGCCGCACCAAAACCTGCTATAGGGACAGTCAATCCAACTGTTAACTGACGACCAGCCCACTGAGTATTTTTACCCCAATTAATTAATGCTGTGGCTCCTTCATTAATTGCACGATTCATAATCTGCAATTCCATACGAGCTAAGTTTGCTTTATTTTTTACTAAATCTAAACCTCTTGGAATATGTACATTGTATTGCATTAAGCCTTGAGCATTTCTACCCAATGGCTGCATAACTGCATTTTGTAACATTACTTGCTGCTTAGCAAGGTCTCTAATTAATCCGCCACTTTGTTTTGCATGCTGATTAAAAGCACTATAATAATCTCTTAATTTTAATCTTCCAGAGTCTAAGCCTTTTCCAAATCTTTCTACATCGGAATGTAGTGTTACGAAATGAGACGCAAACTGTCCAGTACTTCGTAACGTTTCTCCGAATGAGTTATTGATAACCTTTATTTGTGAAGCAACTGATTTTCCAGCTGATGAAAGGTTTTGTTGTAATTGTTGTAGGCTGGCAGTAGCCCTGTGCACTTCCGTGACAAGGCTTGAAAGATCAGCTTTCGCAACTATATTAGTTACAATCTGATCATCGGCCATTTGCTACCCCTTGGAGTATCCCAATCCCATTCCGATTCCGAATCCAGCTTCTGAGGCGAACGATCCTTGCAGACTAACTACATCATCTGCTGATGCGTTAATCCCAAGTGCTCTCCGCTTGACATCGTCGAACGTAGGACCTGATTTTTCTGCTTCATCGTCCATCGGTATTCCCTTTAGAGATGCTGCAAACTTTCTCTGGTTGTGCTCTTTTTCATGCATTGATTTCAATGTCTGAATGAGCTCTGGCATTGATAGGTTTTCTTCTAACTCTTCGTAATTCTTCCAATGTCCTAAAAGAAATACTTCTCCTTCTAAAGCGGCAAGATCTAGTTCTGACCAGCCAGAACCGCTGCCGCTATTAGGTTTGGGTCGTCCATCTTAATCCCTCCACATACTTCAAGGATGCGATTGATTGTTGGTACGTCCAATGCTTCTTCTAATGCGTCTCTATCTGATACCAAATCTGGTAACTGTGTTTCTAGCGCAACTGCACATGCATCAATTAAAATGCTCAATGTTGCATTTTCATCTGTTGATTCTTGAGTCTTTTGTACGGCAGCCATAAATTTACGTAACTGCTTGATTGATAATGGCTTTAGTTTTACCTTAGCACCATTTTGTAATTCAATTTCTTCTACGTCGTATACTGTAGTAGCCAATTTATCCTCCTTTAGGATTCTTAATTATTATAACATAAGGATGGTGTGGATACAAATGAAAAGCCCCCATTTCTGGGGGCCTTATTTAATAATTAAAATTAATTATTATGCTGGTGTCCAAGCACGGTCAATAATCTTACCGTATTCTGAACCTGCGTGAGCTGAGTCACCAGATGGTAGAAGACGGAATGTTACTGGGAATGTGGTTGGAGCAGTACGAGCAAGCGAGAACTGTGACTGTTGTACTGAAAGAACACGACGTGCATAATATACACGCTCTGTATTTGGAGAAGCTACTGTAGGAGCCTTTCCAATAGCGACAAGCTGGCGCTCTGTTGGAGCTGCACCAAGTGCACCTGCCTCAAGACCTAGTTCGTCGTTATCTCCTTCTGTCAAAGTTGACTTGCCTTGTCCGAATACAATAAGAATATTTTCTAATGTACCTTCGGACATTTCGGTTGCGATCATAACCTCCATCGCAGACTTGAAAAGCTTAGCTGTATCAAGTAGCTGGTCGACGGTTACTGAATCGTATGTTGGATTATAAGTGATCTGAAGACCATTATTTGTATAACCAACGTTACGGTATGCGCCTCCATCCTTTGGTGTTGTTCCCTGTGTTGTGGCAGTTGTTACTGCAACTGCGTTAAGGGTATCAGTGTATGACTCTGAAGTTGAAAATGCTGGAACGAAGCGATTTTTGTTCGCTACGAATGTATTTGCAACGCCAGCTTCCATGCTCTCATCGTAACCTTCGACTGTAGAATCTTCTACTGAAAGGAACAATGGAGAAGCACCGACAAGAATGTTTTTAGCATTACCTACGTTTTGTGCTGCCATGAAGTCTAACCTCCTATTTCATGAAATGTTTATATATATATAAATGGCTGGCTAGGCCCTTCCCTCTATGTCCAATTATAGATGTCCTAGTCGCCTAAAGCAAACTAGGCAAATCTGCCAGAGCTATCAGTTATTCTGGAATATTTTATCTCCAAAATAACATCTGCTGCCAAGAACCCTTGTAGCTCTTCTGATGGGGCTGTCGGCGACATGTCCGATATAAATATACTGTGAAATTTAAATTTATCTGATAAGCTGTCCCAACGGTTTACGTCTCTAGCAGAATCATCCATTCTGCGAAACTCATCTGTAAGAAAGTTTCTTATCTCTACAATGTCTAAGATGTCTGTTGAGTATATTGTAAATAATATTTGCTCACAGCATATAAGCCAATTGTTTTCATATGACATTCCTATTTTGTCATAGACTATATGCTTTTTGCCACTTAAAAATTGATTCATTTCTGGTGCCTGCTGAATTGGCAAAATTGGAACTATAGTTTCATTTAAATTGTCACTATAGTAATCATCTGGATCAAATATATTAGCATCTCTTAACTTTTCCCAAAGATACTTTCTGATCTCAAACATAGCGTCTAATCTATAATTTACCATTCTATACCCCCGCAAATGCTGTGCTTACCGCCGCCTCAGCTTGGCTTGCAACTGAATTAGGCGAGAACTTATATTGTACCGTTTTTATATTAACAGGTATCTTCATTGCTTTTGTTAAAGACGAATTAAATAATCTCTGAAATCCAGAAGCTTTAATTGAGTTGCTAACTAAATTGCTGGTAAAAAAATATTTATATGCTGATAAAAAAGAATTTTTTGTTGCTGCTCCACCAGGCTTTTGTACAGTTACAGATTTTCCTTTGGGCATAAAAACAGTATATCCGTTTACATCAAAAACGAGTCTCTCTGCTGATCTAGGGGATATTACAACTGGCTTGCCCTGTTCCATAATTTCTGCTTTGCTAACAAAGACATGTCTATGCTTGCCCTTTTTAGTTGGAACCATGGACTTTGAAGGCAGAAGGTTATAATTGATTTGAAAAGACATTACGCCTTCAGAAATTTTGTTTAACTTAAAAAGCCTAGCTTCCTTGTCACCAACTCTTTGCCATTCATATACATGGTGCATTGACCTTGGAGAAGTTCTTGCTTTCGCATCTATGTACTGGCCAAAATCCTGTTCGATTTGCTTAAATATAGTTTTTGCAAATGCTCTATTAAATGATGTGCTGTTTGTTAATTTTGCTACAACATTTGCTTGATAAAATATTGCTGCGGAAACCTGGGCCACAGTACTATCTTTAATTGCTCCGTCAACTCGTTGTCCCGCCATTAACTTTGTTAATCCGCTGGCTGCTTGTAATAGTAATTTATCAGATGCCAATTTGCTGGTTCTCCGATCTTCTTACAGATGAGTTATATCCTAAAACCGATCCAAATGGATCTGTTATTGGTGTGGTTCCTACGACTTCAAAAACAGTTGGGCTGTTGGTTGGAAAGTTTATCTCAGTCCAAACACATTCTCCTCTTGAATCCCTTATATTTGTTATCTTTTCTCTTATTGTAAGTCTGTCTTTAGTTCTTATCTGAAGTATTTGATCATTATAGTATCTATTGTCGAATACCTGCTTATCGCTAGTTCTTGTTGTAGCTGAGTTGCTTATTACTCCTTTAGCATGACAGTCTAAAGTTTTATCATAAATCCATTCTTTTTTTATAGAACCAGTGTTTGCGTCCTGAATATCAATCTGCTTATATACATCCAGCTTCATTGATAAAACTGCATTAATAACTGATGACATTATATCAATGAGGCTTTGTTTACAATGAAGTCAGACAATAGTCGGTCAGCGTAAGCATTACCCGTTCCCATAAAAACTTCTGGACTGTATTCAAACTGCCAGTCAAAAGTTTGTATTGTTGAAATATATTGATTCTTCCAAGTGTTATCCTTTGCGAAGAAATCTTTCATTAATTCTATAGCTGCAAGCTCTACCTTGTCTGGAACCTTCTTCCATCCGAACTTGCCTTGAACTTCATACATCGCACCGTTTTTAAATACACCTTGACCATCATGTATTGTTGGTGGAACCATTCCATTTGCAATATAGACAGTATTATCTAACATTTCTGCTCTATTAACTCTTATACCAAAGCCAGTTTCTGAAACCTGTACGTTGTATCCCCAATTATTTACTGCTGGGTAGGCAGTGTTATCTATTAAAACAATATCATTTAAGTATAGCTTATGAATTGTGTGAAGACGATCTGGTAATGGCAAGGTGTCAGAACCAGTTCCCATGACTCTATGTATATCGCTATACAGATAAAATTGTTGTCCAGTATAATCTTCTATTCTCTGTCTAGCATATCGTTCTGCCGCTGCTAGCTCTGAAAAAGATTTATAATTTGGATCTGAAGGATCTGTGCTTACACCAAGCATGTAGGCAGACTGGTATAAATCTGCATATGGCGTCACTACAAAAACATCATGACGGTAGGTAAACTCTTCAGAATCTACCTCATAAATCCAAACAAGTCTTAGAGTACCTGTGTTGCTTGTATATGGCAAAGGTATGTGTGCTGCATACAGACCAATATTTGTTTCATCTTTTTCAGCAGTAATAGTATCTAATAAAATTGTTAAGCCAGGATTTTCTTCTTCTGGAGTTTCAGTGATATCGTATATCTCTACTGTTGGTAGATTGTCTGCATCAACAACATTTCCTCTCCAGAATACCTGATGATAAACTGGGGAATTGCTATTTTTTAATATCTCTGCCATTTAATAGGCTTAGTTGTAGAACTCTCTTACTTCTGCTGGAGTTGCTAATCTAAAGCCCTCCTCCTTGTCAAAAATTCTTTGAGCGTCTTCCTTGCCCATAGCGACAAATGGATGCTCTTTAGTAAATGTCTTACCCATTATATCGTATCTAAAATTATTTCTTGTCATTCTAACAAGCACTTCGTCTGCAGAAATATCTTTATTTGGGTCAAACTTTGGAAGCACAGTAGGAGCTTCTTCTTTTGCCTCTTCAATATTCTTTAATGTGCTTTGGTATACTGACCATGTTACGCCTTCTTCTGCAAGAGCGGCTACTATATCGGCCTTGTTTTTTAGACCATCTGTATCAACTGCAAAGTCCTCTGCAATTTTCTTTAATTCTTTTACCTTTAATGTCTCGAATGACATATATTCTCCTTAATCTAGGTAACAATAATTATAGCATTACTGGGTTAAAAGGAAAAGCCCCCAAATTTAATTTAGGGGCCTTTCAGCAGTTTAATTCCTATAAATTAGGAAGCAACCTTAACGTTCTTAACGACAACCCATGCATCTGCTTGCTCAATTTGGGTTCCGACACGGGTATACATTGTATACTCAATCGAATCCTTCTTTGGCCAGAAGAAGCGATAAACTGTAACGTCACGCTTGATACCAATAACTACGTTATTAGGGAATGTCAAGTGTACGTCACCATGGTTACCTGATGGAGTGTCATAATCTCCAGCTTGTGTCTCAGGAAGTAGTGGCACTTCAACAATCGGAATACCGAATGCGAATGGTGCTACGAATCCAGCTGGGCCACCAAGACCTGGCTGATCTCCACGGATAATGCTTGAAGCGATATCCTGTGGGTTTACGTTCTGGATATTTTGTGATGTTGAATACAAATAATCCTGAATCAAGTTTGATCCTGATAGGAAGCGGAGATCTGGTCTACGCTGCTTGTACTTACGTGGCAAAGCCTTAAGGGCATTGTTGAATACTTCACGGGATACGTTAGCACCCTCAGCATCAACTACATGTCCGTTTGTCTTTGCAATCTTAACTACGCCGTCAAACGCCTTGTATAGCTGGTCAGAGCTTAGTGCAGTATTTCCATTGAGGATTACATCTTCAATGTCGTTACCTGCCTGAGTTGCCATCATACGTGCGATATGATCTTCTAGATCAGCACCTTCAATGTTGTCTTCAAGAGATTCTGTTGAAAGCTCCCAATCTAGGCGAAGCTTCTTTGTTGTAAGAGAAATCTTGGAGAAGGTGACTGCAGCATTACCACTGTTTGTGTTATCTGCTTCAGAAGCAACCTTCATAAGTTTCTCACCTACGCCGATACGATCAATTTCAGTAGTGTCTGCTCTCATTCGAACAGTACGAGCTACCTTACCGATTACTGTCGCATCGAACATATAATCGAGGAATCGAGCAGATTGCTCTGGGTTCAACAAACCACCCTTGCCTTCGGAACCAACGTGGATACCTGAATCGGCACCAGCGGAACCAGTCATTGCTGTGGTTAATGTTGTATCAGCGGAAACTGCTTTTTGTAATAGTTCATTGCTCATTGTTTTTTGTTTCACCTACCTTCATTATTTAAGTAATTCATTAACGGAACCGAGGAAAGAACCGTTCCATTTTGATTTTTTTATTGTAATCTCCTGAGACCCGCCAAGGTCTGAGGACTTCTTGAATGCAGTCTCTGATTCGACTGCGTCTACTCTCTTTTCAACAGTTGCAATTGTATTCTTAATTGCATCTACTGCAGATGAGAGTGCTGTGTGTTGTTCTGCTAATTCTGAAATTCTAGCATCTACGCCTTTGCTGAAAGTTTCAACTGTCTCTTTGATAGCTGTAACTTGAGCTGCGTTTGCCTCAGAGGCTTTTTCCAAAGTCTCTGAGAAGAAACCCTTTAGGTCACCAAGCATCTTTGCAAAATCAGGTTCTTCAACCTCAACTTCTGATACGTCGGCTGCTTTTTCCAGAACTTCGGCAGAAGTTTCTTCTGATGTTGCTTCAGTGTTTTCAACTTCATCAGACTTTTTAACTTCATCAGATGATGGAGCAGCTGGAGTTGCTTCTACAACTGGAGCTGCAGGCGCTTCTGCTTTTACAACAGGAGCTGCTGCCTTTGGCTCATCTTTCTTTGGAGCCTCAGGAGCACGTAACTTTTCAACAGTGTCTTCTACGACTTCTGTATTTTCTACGTTTTCCACTTCATTACCTCCTTCTGCGTTTGCCTGTTTTGCAATTTGTGTATCAGGCAACGTTTTTAATCTTGATTTATGAGAATCAAGAATCTTATCTATTTCCTTTGATTTGTTAATATCGTTTGACTCTACCCATCCAATGAGTTCTGTCTTCTTTCCAGTAACTGGAGAAATATATTCTGCCTCTGTTGACATAAACACAGAATCACTTTCTGCACAATAAAAAATATTTTCCATTTTTACATCTGCAGCAATTCCTTTAAATATCATTTGGCCATTTACCTTTTCAATAGACAAAATATTGCAAAGCTCATTTGCTGGAGAGTCTACTATTGATAATTCAACTAAAGAATAATCTTTAATAAATCTAACGCTTTGTCCTGTAGACTTGTTAACCTCTGTGTCTGAATCTATAATCTTTCCGCCAATTGAAAATCCTGTTAATGTTCCATCAAGAACTTTTTCCCAGGTATCCTGTGCGCCTTTTGAAATGTATGCGTCAACATATACTCCGTTATAAAACTCTTTTGTTTTTGGATCGTAATATGTTTCTGGTCTAAATGATGCAACCTTACCGACAGCTAAAGGCTGATGCATTTCTCTTAGATTTCCACGAAAACCTTCGAAAGCTTTCATGCTCGCTTCCTGCGTAACAACATCACCAGTCTGATCTAGGTTGTCTAATGTAGCAAAACCTGAGACTGTTCTTTTTTCTCTGTTGACCTTCGTAAACGGAACTGATAAATTAATAACATTTCCGTTAGAAGACCAATGGGATTTTTCAATGGTCATATGTGTATATTATAGATTTCTATATATCAAAAGGCAAATAACAGTTGAGTAAGACTACTCGACTTGTCTGCCGTCGCCTTTTGCATTTCGGCCTTCCCCAGAGGTATCTGGAGAATTTGCAGATCTTTCTTGGTCCCTAGTTCTGGTTTGCATTGCCTGAGCCTTTGCTTCTGCTGCCTGGGCTTGAAGATCTACGACCTCATCGCCACCTTCTCTAGGAACTAATCCCATTCTAATTCTAACCTCATTTGGTGTAATTACCTGGAATCTTAAATATCTTTCATCAATTTTTGACTGAGTATCATCATCATTAAGGGCCAACTGATTAAATTTAATTGTTAAAGCGTCTGTCTTTTCTTCAATAATCTTATTTAATTTCTTTTCTAAATTAGCCTGGGCAGGGCCACAAACCTGCTCCCTGAATGTTTTATCTGCGTCTCTAGCGACTGCTAAATTAACTCCAGCAGGGGTTCCTATTTTATTTATAGGAACTCTATGAGAAATTAATATTTCGTCCCTATTTGAAATTCTGTAAGTATTAAATGACCCATCTTGAACTCCAGATTCAATTGGCTCCATTTTAAATTCAGTTTTTGAATCAGCAGAGTCTGGGGGCAAAGGAATATAAAGAGATCTATGATTTTTACCTCTTAAGCCTACCTGGAAAAACTCTAAAAGTTTTCTTTCTGATTCACCCGAAAGCTTTGCGCCCTTGACTGTAATAAGATATCTTGGCACCGCCTTGTTTTCAAAATAATCTAGGTTGTACTTTCCAGCAAATTCATTTCCAGCCATTGCGTTTTGAGATGCAATAATGTCTGGTATTCCATAATAATTATTTGTTGGAGTGTACTTCTTTAAATGAATAATTTCATTAGGGCGATCTGTTGCACTTGTAATTGGATTAGGAGTCTCTTGATCTCCAAAGTTCCTAAAAAACACTGCCTTTCCATATAGCAACTGCATATATCCATCACGCAATCTTCTTACACGCATTGTTTTAGCAGGTATATGTCCAATATATCCTATATCGCCTCTTGTTGTTCTTCCAATCTCGATGTATCCATTTCCTGTAGATTCTAAATCTGTATACACCTTAATAAGAGTTTCAGTAAATGTTTCTTCTTCGTTTACTGACTCAAGCCACTCATTTAAATCTTGTCTAATTCTATTTAGCTTTTTTCTAGCTCTTGCAAGCTGCTTTTCATCTTCTATGTTGTCTAACGCATCATTTGCTCTTTTTGATTCTACAAACTGATAACCAAGTCCAACGATGTTGGACACCTTTGCATTTATGGCAGCGTAGTTGTATGGAGAAATTTCATAAATTCTTGAAAGATATTCTAGGTTATATGGTGGCTCGATCAAGTCAAACATAGCATAGCCAGTTACTGCTTGCTGTAATAGATTTTGCTGAGTAGCAGTTCCATCCACACCTACAAATCTTTTTTGCAGGTCACGATTCATCTTTCTTCTGAATGTAGGTCCTAATCCAGATATCTTAGATATGTCTTCGCCCTCCACCTTAAATGGATCATTGCTGATGGTGTTCTTTGGGCTATTGTACTTAACCCAATCAGCCGCATTAGAAATTTCTATTTCGCTGATCGAGTTTTCTTCATCATCAATAAACTCCATTATTTTCCACCCTTTAACTTTTTCATTTCATCCTTATAGTTTCCTATATCCAACGGATCTGGAGTAAGTCCCCATTTTAATCTTTGTTTTTGATACTCAAACTCTTCGTCGTCAATTTTTCTACTGCCTTCTAAAAACTTAGGCTTTCCTTCTTCAATTCCATAATGTCTTACTGCTTTAGCCAGCATTTCAATCTTTTGTCTATTATCTTTACGTGATGCTACCGACAAGAAGTTTCCCTCATCGTCTCCGATCCAGCGTCCGTCTGGCATCTCCCAGACATAAACACCAATTGTGGTTTCGCCTTCTTTGACCTTATAGCTAGTTTTGATATCCATATACACATCATTTTACCACTAATGACAGCCTAAGTCCAGCCTTTTGTCACACAAAATGACGCTGAGCTAATTTGATATACGTACCCAGTCTGGAGAATATGTGTACACATCTAGTTCTGTCATGGTGATGTCCGAATCCTCTACTATTAAAGAGTTATTGCCCATATAAAGTTGATAGTTATTTATTGGATCAGCATCACTATTTGAATATATGGTTATATTTTTGTAGGTATTATTGTCTAAAAGCCCGCTCCAGGATCCAGACTGATACTTTACATTAAACCAGGTGTCTCCCGTAATCTCTGAATTGAATTTGATAAATATATGATTTGAATCATTTATATTGATATAAGAAGATATGTTTGTAGCCCCTGTGGCGTCCTGTCCATTTATGTATAGCTCAGATATCCCAGACTTGGAGATAGAGCCTCCAGAGGCCCAGGAAAGGCTGTATTCGGTGCCCTCAGTCATGTTGTGTACCAAGTATCCCGCAGACAAAGATTTAGGTGTAAATATAAATTCTAAATCTAAAATTGAATTAATTGTAGTTAATTTAAACCCTGCTGATTTACAAACTATGCCATCATTTTTGGCTCTTGCAAGAACTGGGTATTCTAAATTAGATAGGTCTATATCTCCAGATAATTGATTAGAAGATATATGTCCAGTTCCATTGTGTGCAAATAATTTCTTCTCTTGATAAAAAAACAAACTTAAATAATGTAGTTCTGGAGTATACTCTGTTGAATCAGAAGAATCAAACTGCACCTTAACATATATTATTTTTTTATTATTTGGGTTTGGAATAGAAGATCCATTCTCACACTGAGTCCAAGTTATTTCATCAGTTGAAACAAAGACAGACACTCCCTCTCCGCCCAGCCATTCTATTTTTGAAGACACATAATTTTTTCTTATTGATAAAGAAACTGCTTCTACAAATTCTCCAGATAATTTCCCTGGCTTTAAATAGATAGTGTTTTTAATTTCATCATAAGCCAATTCCGCACTTGAAAAGTAATCCCATCCTTTTGATAACGGAAACATAAACTTATCTGCTTCTGGCTGATGTTTCTCTGTTGATTTAAATATAACTCCAGAGTTTAAAGAAGCAATCTGTGATGGTGTAACAGTTGACGATTTAAAGTAATGATTTTTAATTTGATTTATACTTAATGCATACCTGTATACTGCTGGTGCATCTATAACAAAACTTTCACCAGCAGAACATGGCCCAGAAGAAAGTAAAATTGAATTATTGGAAAATCTAAAATTATTTAGTTTTTTAGACCTAACAAGAACTCCGTCTATGTATAAAGATATTAATTGCTTTTTATATACTGCAACAATGTGCATAGTTTTATTTGTATTAGGCAGGGTATAAGAAATTTTTTCTGAGCCAACTGAAAAAACAATATTTCCCTGATCCCAATAAATCCCTAAGTCGTTAGATGTTCCTAAAATTTTTGTAAAAGAGTTTATTGACTTTGGGTATATCCATGCCTCTAAAGAAAAATCGTTGTCCGAAGTTTTTGTTGTCCCAAAAGCTTCTGATGAGTTATTCCCATAATAGTCTTTTGTTATTGGAAAATCGATATAAGATGTGCTAGTTATTGTTGTTCCAGAAACTCCTTGAGGAATCAATGGAAATATCTTTTCATCTACAAAATTGTTATACTCAGCGTGATTTCCGCATCCAGAATAATCATACGCCACATTGCCCACACTCTCATCAAGCTTCCAGAAACCTAGTGGGCTGTCCTTAAAAATTGAAGTATAGTAGGACATGATTTTATTATATCAGAAGCTTTACTTTTTGCTGAATATCTTTTTGAAAAAATGAATAAAGCTCAGGGCAGCTTTTTCTATTTTCACCTCAGTAGAAGTATGTTCTTCTTGATAGTGTTTGCTATGGAAATAAGGATTTTTCATTTGATTTGAAAAATGCCTTCTTGGATGCCTTTGATATGGTGACATAACTATATTATACCAATTTTATCCGTTTAACACGATATCCGATCCAGTTGTTTTTAAAAACCTTTCTGGATCAAATCTCCAATTATCTTTGGCAAAAGAGGTGGCTATTTTGGCACATGCCTTATCATATACATCCTTTTCTAGAAAAGGCTTTAAATCATTTAAGGCTTCCGCAACATCATAGTAATTTTGTCTTAAAAAAGTTGGATCCCCCGCCTGATTTCTTTTAAACACCTTTTGATTTATTCTTCCAGATGGCTCATATAATGTTACTGTCAAGTACTGTCTAGCAAAACCCCAGTCCTTATACATATTGTATGCTTCAGATGCATCTATTGCATTGTCATAGAATATGATAGTTCTTACTGGGGACTCACCATCTCTAGATATTGTTAGCATATAAGATGTTGCCTTTTTAGAGGAAACATCATTAAGATAACTAGAAACAACATCGACATGTTCTTGCTTTAACTGTCCAGCAGCTGTCATGGCGACTCAAATCTAGAGTACCACTTGTAGTCTTGGTAAGGAATAACTGTAGAGTCAACCCACCAATCTTCATGGCCAATTTTACAAACTAATGAATAGCCGAGGCTATCTAAAATTTCTCTCTGTGCATCTCTCAAAGAAGCATTTTTATAATGAATTATAAACTCATGCTCGAAAGAAATGACAGTGAATCTATAATGATTTAGTGGCAAAGCAATTAAACCTAAAAGCGGTTGTCCTATTGGATGCTGAGGTCTCCCGCCTCTGTCCATTGGACTCTCTATATCAATTTGAAGATAATCTATTTGTTTTGGAAAATTATTTTCTTCAAAATACTTTAGGTAATTAAATTTAGTTGCGTCTTCTACTAGGCATGGATTGGATCTAACCGAGTTATAGTTTTTAGCATGCTGTTCGTTTAAGTCAAACCCTAGTCCTTTCCATCCGTAATCTTTTTCCATTCTATAAGTAGTATTTCCCTTAATGGGGTCTGCTGAACCCATTTCAACATAGTATCCATCCCTCTTATAATTCAGGATGTCTAGTGCAAATGAGTCCGAAGAACTTATAAAGTTTCTTTTATCTATAAATTGTTCCATCTGATTCCTCTATTCCATCAAACAGTTCCTTGCTTAGAACTGCAGGTTTATCTTTAGATCCTTTAACAAACATTGTAGATATATATCTATAATTATTACTTTTAACTGGCAGCGTTCCATGTAATATGTTTCCACCATGAATCAACATGGACCTTGCTTTTGGCTTATGTATTAGATTTAGTTCTGGATACTCTATCTCTCCGCCCTCGTAATCATCATTATAATATATAACAAGACCGTATCTTATATGATAATCTTCATCGTATTTCCAATAATCCCTGTGTGTGCCTAAAAAATCATCTTTAGTGTATCTGGCAATATTTATTCCAGTAATCTCTAAAAACGAATCAAAAATCTTTTTACATTTAACATTTATGCCATCGTAAAGATTATCATTTAGTTCATGAACCATTGGATCTATTATTTTGCCATCCCAAAAATTAAACTCGTATGCATTCTTATCCATTGCATACCAGTAACTTTCATCTAGTAACTTTATCTGGTCTAGAATAAGAGACTGTTCTTTTTCTGTTATAAAATTTTCAACCTCATAAATGTCTGGTAAAAGTTTATTTATATTCATGATTATCCTGTTACATCATCATGAGTTTTACTAACAATTTCATTCCAAATGTCTTTGTGTCTTTGATCTAAAAATTCTTCAAACTCTTCTACGCCCATAGAGTTTTTATCATTGTAGTATTCTTCTGTTCCGTCCTGCCAATATTTCCAATAACTTCTAATTATGTACTTAGTTCCGTTTTCAACAATTTTTACTCCATGATAGACGGGGTGCTTGGATGGGAAAATTATTGCATCTCCCTTTGATGGTTTGTACGATATTCTGTGTAAAACTTTTGAATAGTCTTCTTCGAATACCTTAAAACATATTTCTCCACCATCATAATTATCATTTAGGTAAAACACAGAAGTTGTTTCAAATTTCATACCTGGCTCGTAATCTCTTTCTAGCTGATAATCAGTATGATAATTCATGGCCTGGGTTCCAGAAACACCAGACATTTCATTATAGTAACACAAATCTGGGCTACCAAACTCCCAATTATCTAAAACTATTCCTTGAGACTCAGTATATTTTTTTGTTATGTAATAAAAAGAATCGGTAAATTCTTGAAGTGATTTGTTTTTAGAAGACTCAAGCGTTATTTTTTCAGACCATTCTAAATCAGATGGAAATTTTTCAAAACTAGATCCTCCTATAGGAAGATAAATTTTTTCTCCGAAAGAATACCATTGCATCCATTGATTAGAAAATTCTTCACCCCTTAGATAATTTATTAAATCATCACTTTGAGTTAGTATGTTTTTAAAAACCCAAATTTTAGGGTGAAGAACTTCCACTTCAATGTTATCAAAAGACAACTACATCATTCCATTCATTTGCTCGTGATAAGCTTTGATGTACTCCTCTGAAGGACCTCCTGGGCCACCAACAACATAGCCATCTACAAATATGAAACCTGGAGTAATATATTTTTCTCCCTCTTTCATAATATGAACTTGATGCTTGTATGGGTCAGTAGATGGGAATATTAGTGCGCTACCAGCTTTTGGCTTTGCAGTAAATGTAACCATGTCTTTAGTTCTTGGATCTAGAGCGTCGTCTGGTGGTCTCAAATGACCATTAACCTCTAGTCTTAAGTCTTCTGGTCTGATTACAAATGATATTTCTCCACCTTCATAATCGTCGTTCCAATAAATGATAATTGACCACTCTAAACTGTTATCTCCAGCCTGTCTGTCAAAATGTGCTCCCATGGCACAACCTGGAATATATTTAGAAATACCTACGAAAGGAGAAACGTTTGGCTCTCCCTTCAGACCTCTGTCTACAATAAAAGCTTCTGCAATATTTCTAATTGCATTTCTAATCGTAGAAATAATTAAGTCTACATCCTTTCTAACTTCTGGATCTAAACCTTCTACTTCAGCTAGATTGAAATCTTTTTTCTTACCAAAGATATTTCCATCTCTGCTGCTTGAGTTCCAATTGTTCCACTTAGGAATAACCTTGTGAACTCTTTCGTCAGAATCCAGCTTATTGATTAGATCAATAATTTCTTGAGGATTCTCAATTACATCCGAATACATGTAAACATTTTCATGTAATCTTTCTTCTAGTTGCATTATTCGTTTTCCTCCATTTTATATTTATTTCCGTCTGGATCTAACTTATATCCTTCTTTTAGTGCATCTTGCCAACCAGCCTTTATCACTTCTTGCTCTTCTCTAATTCTTTTCATTTCAGCGTCCCAGGCATCAATTGTTTCTTGAGGGTAAGCACTCTGGTCTCTGTCGTCCCAAAATGATCCAAGCGTGTACCTAATGCCAGAAGTAATCATTGTAACCTCATGAGTATTATCAAACCCGCCTGCAAAAGCAGCTAAAGAACCTGTCTTAGGATAAATCAATTTATCTTGCTTATTGAACTTTAGTAGTCCGCCTTCAAACTCGTCATTAAGGTATAAAAAGGCAGCGTACCTGCTTCTTTCAAATGGTCCAGTGTTGCCTTCTAAATCTGTATTGTCTGAATGTTCTTTTGCAAAGGCTCCTGGCTCCCACTTCTGAGCATGAAAACCAATCTTGTGAATATCGGAAAATTGTTTTCCATGAACCTCTGCAACTGCTTCAACTATTCTATTCTGAAGCACAGAAAAAAAATCAGAAGGCAATCCGAATTGCTCTAGTTCTTCGTCACCGTCTTGCGGAAGAACGGAAGAATAAGATTCATAAAATGTAATTGGTGTCCAAGACAACTTTTCATTTTTAACCTGAGCTTCCATAACATCAATAATTGCTTGGGACTCCTCTTTAGTCAAAAAGTTTTCATACAACAAAATATCTTGAGTTAATCTTGTATAATTAGACATTTTTACCCCTCGTAAACACTTTCATAAAGATTCTTTCCACGCATTTCTGGATCTAATAGCGTCCTATAATACTCTTTACCTGCCTCAGGCTTATTTTCTCCAGTGTGTTCTAATATGGTCCAAAAGAAAGGAACTGTATATCTTATATTTCCTTTTATCTCGGTGACGCCATGTATATAATTCATGTCTCCTGGGAAAAAGTATGCTGCTCCTCTTTTAGGCTTAATTCTAACTCCTTGTAGAGGCCAGTAGATTTCTCCACCTTCGTAGTCATCGTTTAAATAAAATAAACTTGCTATGTCGTAATATGGAAAATCATTTGGCAGTCCTGCATCTGGACCATCATGTAGTTCTTTATCAGCATGAGGTTTTTGTAATTGTCCTGGTAACCATCTTACAATTGTTTGTCCAGTTGGCTGTACTCTAACATAGAAAAAGTCTTCTATAATTGGCTGAAGTCTTTTAAATAGACCTTCAATAACTGGACCAATTTTTGGATCATTCTTATCTAATGATGGTCTAGTTGCCACTCTATCTTTCCAATAGTTAGCATCATATATTGTGGTTCCATTTTCATTGACATGGCTTTCTGTATAATCCCAAATTGTTATACCTTTTGCAGATTTTTCCAAAAAGTCTATCTCTTCTTCTGTCATAAAGTTTTCTAGTTCAACAATATTATCTTTGCTGGTCCCAAAAAATCCTGATGGGGTGATAGATTTTGTCACCTGATCTAAATGATTTACATTCATCTTTTCCATATTAATATTATATCACTCCTCTATCTTTGTAGAAAAATCGTTAATTTTTAACCTTATAGCCTTTAATTCATGGTCACCAATTTTTGTTCCATCATACTCTACACCATCTCTATAAAAATTAGTAAACTTGCCCTGCATAGTTATTTCTTGCCAGACCTTGTTTCTTTCTTCTTTTTGTTTCCAAGAAAGCTCTGGCCACACCTTATCCTGAATTTCTAACTCTACCTCATTGTATTTAGCCAATGATATTGGAATAAAAGTAGCTATTGGAGTACCAGCTGGTATAGTTATTACTGTGTTTGGTCTAGTTATTTTCCATGCAACTGGAATTGCTTCTGGAAAAAAAGATGTGGATATAAGAGTTGTAAATGGCGCAGCACCATCTATAAAGTAATTAGGAGGAACTATTTGTAGCATTGTCGTGTCTTTATCTGTCTCAAAAAAGATACCAGTATAAAAACTTATTGTGCCATTAGAGCGTTGTGTACTACAGGCTCCAGCTGGATCCTTTAAAACCTTTACGTGTTCCGAACTTGAGTCAGATATTCCATCCCAAATAAACTCGACATCGTCTAGTAATGATATCGACCATCCAATTGTATTAGCTAAACTAACTGGAAAGCATTTGTATGCATGAGCATTATCAGTAGCATCCATCCAGTCCCTTTTTACTTTAGTCTGCTCTATCTTTACCCTATGTCCAGCATGTTTATAGGCTTTAACTAACACTTGGCTCATTCTCCCATTTAGGATCATACATTTCTTGTGAGTGGAACTTGCCACTATAATCTAACATAGTAACAATTGAATATTTTGTTCCCGATATAACTGGCTTTGCTTGATGTGGGTACATGTAGTTAGAAGGGAATATATATAAATCTCCAGCTTTTGGCTTAATATTCAGGTTTTGCAACCTGAAATATAATTCTCCACCCTCGTAATCATCATTAACATATGCAACTAAAGAGACAGTACAATTATATGAGTATCCATGATCGTGGTGCTCCATAAAGTGTTGTCCTGGTCCATACTTAATAAAATTAAATGCTTCCCAGTATTTAAGGTCCATAAGATTATGTTCTTTTCTATAATCATTTACGGCTGGAGATTGTACATCAAATACGTCTTGCCACAATTTTTGAAGTTTTGAGGACTCTTCGCTTTTATCAAATTGAATGTCGGTCTTCTTGAATTTAAAATCTACACAGTCTCTATAATCTGGCATAAGTTCTTGATACCCAACATACGCTGGCTGCCATGCATACTTAGCGCCAGAATTTACTGGACTAAGAATGTTTTCTAGTCTGCCTATTACATCAATTTCTTTTTTTATAACATCTCTATAGACAAATATACCATTCCCTAGAGACTCTTTTGATGACCAAGTTTGCATTTTATTTGTACTCTCTCCTACTCCATACCTTGCTTTTATATACTCCGCCATCTGGTTGACGGTAGAATTTCATATTGTCTGTCATTTTATCATATATATCTTTTTGTGACAAAAACTTTACCTCATGCTGCCAGTCTTCTCTTTTAAATGGAAGTATCTGTAAATACGGTGTTCCTGCTGGAATTGTTCCTTCCCATCCTTCAACCAAAAAGAATGGAAATGTGCCAGATAAATGGACACTATCATTATCTACAACTCCAGTTGTATTTAAAAACGGTAAGTCAAATCTATTCATTGGAGTCATATATAAACAGCTATACCCTTCAGGAACTTCTAATGCCCAATCTGGATACCACGCAAAATGTTCTTTATAATAACCAGTTGGATGCTCAAACTGAGGCATCGGATCTCTTGTTGTACAAAAACCTGCATTTTTTTTATCATCTATTTTTACATTAATTTTTCCATTTTTATCTTTATAGAATGTTATATCACATGGAGTCTTAAAAACATAACCAGTAATAAATGCATCCATAACTGCTGGACAAGCTTTCCAAGTTGGGATATACCCGTAATCATTATTTGTACCCTCTTTTGGAAAAGGACAAACTTCCTTGGTAGCTTTGTAATATTCACCATTGATTGGGTTTTTAGCAAACCTGTCGGCATCCTTGTACCATTTAGGCATAACAGAATGAGTAGTTCCTGGCACTGATGGGCTAAATTTTGTTAGCCATGGTCTAAATGCTGTAAAAATTATTTTATTAATATCCGCCTGAACTTTCTGATTTATGATATAAATCATTATAATCCATCATGATAACTACAGCATACTTAATTCCTGAACTTATATTTAATGATGCATGCTCGTATACATAATTGGATGGGAACAACATAATGTCTCCAGCCTTTGGCTTAACTGTTAATCCATGTCTTGGAAATTCTAGTTCCCCGCCTTCATAGTCATCGTTCAAATAAACTATTGCAGAAACTGTACATGTATAAAATGGTCCATGGTCTGCATGTATTTTAAAGAATTCACCTGGCATATATTTTACAAAGTTAAATGCTTCTTTATACTTTATTGAAAAATGCCATAATCTTTCATAGTGCTGCAATGCAACATTTAATCTATCATTAACCATGTCATGAGCTTTTGCCAAAGCATCATTTTTAGGAATATAAGTTCCAAGAGCTTCTTTTTTATATTTTAGATCATAACAATTTCTTGCATGGGTGGTTCTTTCTTTACCATTAACACTGGCTTCATTCCATTGAATTTTTGGTATGCCTAAAGATATTTCATTTTCAATTAAATCTATAATGGTTTTACAGTCATCTTTATTAACTGCATTTCTATACAAGTGGATGCCGTAATCTAAATTAATAACCTCTATACCATCTTGTATAAATTCAGACTCTAATCTTGTTTTTGTTTTTTCTAATCTTGGTAAATCATACCATTCCATAATATCTCCTGTACATGTATGTAAATTGTATCATATACGAAATATATAAACAATAGCTAAGTGGGGGATTTACTCCCCCACTTTTAATTTATTAGTATCCGAATCCTGGGAAGAATGGTCCGCCACCGAATCCTGGGAAGAACGGGAAGAACGGTCCAAATCCTGGGAAGAACGGTCCGAATCCTGGGAAGAATGGTCCCTTAAAGGCTGGGAAGTACGGTCCGAATCCTGGGAAGAATGGTGGGAAGAATGGTGGGAAGAATGGGAAGAATGGTGGGAAGAATGGGAAGAACGGTGGGAAGAATGGGAAGAATGGTGGGAAGAATGGTGGGAAGAACGGTGGGAAGAATGGTGGGAAGAATGGGAAGAATGGTGGGAAGAATGGTGGGAAGAA